CGACAAGCTCCACTATCTTGCGAGCGTCAAGCTCCGTCATCTGGTAGCGGAATTCTTCCTTGATGCTGATGCCCGGAAGCAGAGTGGATGCCACCCACGGGCCACCGGCTTGCTTGCTGGTGCCCCAATGAGTGCCGCCAACCTGAATGGTGCCGACGTAGGCGCCGAAGCCGGTGGAATACTTGCCGGTTTTATCCTTCCATTCGATCTTGATCATGATGCGTTCGCCTTCCGGGTTTTCCAACCCTTGCGAGCGGAGCGGCTGCGCTTTTTATCCAGCTTGACGCTGGCTGACAGCGTGCGGCGAAAATGAAGCTCACGAAGTGCGCCCGTCCAAGCGGCAAGCGTAGGCGTGCCGGTGGCGCGCGACTGCCGATAGTAGAACAGCCGGGCGACCTGATCAGATTTGCTAAGCTCGCGATGCGGTGTCATTGGGGCGGTTTCCTTTCGTTACGTGCATCATAGATAGCGTTTCGATTGTCGTTGTCAACCCTTTGAATGGTAGATTTTGAACTGTGGCAAATTATGCACAGTCTAGCAAGCAAACCCCTTGACGGGCGCCCGGTAGTTTAGCTATCCCTTAACCAATAATTTTGCTGCTTCGACCGGACGGCGGGCAGCGTGCGAAGCGGACGCTTCACCGACATTCCCAATCATCACCAACCCAATGGGGGCTATCATGCGCAAGCATGTTCTTTCGGTGAGCCTTACCGCGCTCATCCTGGCAACTCCGGTTGCTGCATACGACAACGTTCTTACCGGCCTGATCCCCGACCTTTTCGCGGGCCTTGACGTGGTGAGCCGCGAGCTTGTCGGCTTCATTCCGTCCGTGGCTCGCAACAGCACCGCCGAACGCGCTGCCGTGGGCGAAGCCGTCAAGTATCACATCGCTCCGGCTGCGAATGGCGTTGACATCACCCCGTCGATGACGATCCCGTCTCCGACCGGGCAGACCATCGGCTATGGCTCGGTGGTCATCACGAAGTCGCGCGCCTACGAATTCGGCTTCAACGGTGAGGAAGAAAAGGGCCTTGATAACGGGCCTGGCTCACTCTCCGTTCAGGCCGACATGTTTGCGCAGGCGCTTCGTTCGCTGGTCAACGAGATCGAAAGCGATCTTGCCGGTGCTGCCTACAAGGCGGCTTCGCGCGCCACCGGCACTGCGGGCACTACGCCGTTCGCCACCAACCTTGGCGACACTGCGCAGCTTCGCAAAATCCTTGATGACAACGGCGCTCCGCTCGGTGAACGCCAGATGGTCGGCAGCACTTCCACCGGCGCCGCGCTTCGCACGCTGGCACAGCTTACCAAGGTCAACGAAGCTGGCACCGCCATGCTTCTCACCGATGGTTCGCTGATCAACCTGCACGGCTTCAACATCAAGGAAAGCGGCCAGGCCAAGTCGCACACCAAGGGCACTGCGGCCGGTGCGACCACCAACGCGGCGGGCTACGCTGTCGGCGCCACCGTGATCACCCTGGCTGCGGCTGGCACTGGCACCATCGTTGCCGGTGACGTGATCGTCATCACCGGTGACACCAACAAGTATGTCGTGGTTTCGGGTGATGCCGACGTTTCGAATGGCGGCACGATCACCATCGCCAACCCCGGCCTGCGTGTTGCCATCGCCACCAGCGCGACCAACATCACTGTCGGCAACAGCTATACCGCCAACGTCGGCTTCACCCGTTCGGCCATTCAGCTGGCCATCCGTGCCCCGGCGCTGCCGGAAGGTGGCGATGCTGCCGATGCGCGTTTCCAGCTGACGGACCCGCGTTCGGGGCTCACCTTCGAAGTTTCCAGCTATGGCGGCTACCGCAAGCGGCGTTTCGAAGTTGCCGCCGCGTGGGGCACCAAGGCGACGAAGGAAGCGCACATCGCCGCGCTGCTCGGTTAACCAGTCACCGGCGCCTAGCCGGTTCGGGGGCGGAACGCTCCGGTGGGGAAACTTGCCGGAGCGTTTTGCTGTCTAAATAGGGCAGCATTGCTGACATAGATAATGGGCTGAAACTTTCTCCGGGGTGTAATAGTTTAATTGCAAATCACCGCCAGGTTCGTGCATAGCTTAGGACCAAGCTCTATGAGGTTTCCTATGCGAATTCCGGCTTGGGTGCGCCATCTTGCTTTCCACCCCGTGGTTGTTTCGGTCGCTCGCGGTTCCATGATCGTGATCGCTGCCGGGGTGCTCGGTATTGTCGGAATTCAGGCCAGCACCAATCAGAAGATCAGCGACGTTCAGACAACGCAGACTGAGAAGGGTGCAGCTGACGAACTGCGCTTTCAAGCTATTGAAGCCAAGATCGTTGCCGGAAGCGTTTCAACCGACAATCTCAGCAGGCGTGTTGATCTTAGCCGCGAAGATCGGCTAGCGTTTCAGGAAGATACTACCTCTATGCTGCGCACGATCATCACGCAGAACCAAACCATCCTAGCGAACCAAGCCGCTTCTGCCGTCCGGATGGATAATTTTGATGATCGCTTGAAGCGGATCGAAAATGGGGCACGTCAATGACGTTCAAAGCCAACCTTAACCTCTTGCTTTCAATCTCGCAGTCGGGCGCAGCTGCGTTCGGCAAAACGCCCGCCTGGCAGGGTGACGTGAACTTGATGGAAAGCTACGCCGATGGCGTCGGCGCCGGGCAGTTCAACCTTGCCTATCTTGAAGAACGCACCGTTGCCAGCGGTGCCAATGATGACGTTGACCTGGCGGGCGTTCTCGCGTCTGCGCTCGGCACGACGTTCACCGCTGCCGAACTGGCGCTGCTGTTCGTTCTCAACCGCGCTCGCGATCCTGACGAAGCCGCGAATTCCACCAACCTCACCATCGGCGCCGGTTCCAACCCGATGATCGGCTTTCTTGGTGGCACCACTCCGACGCTTGGCCCGATCCGGCCTGGCGCGTTCTGCATGCTCGGTGGTGTGAAGAACGCTGGCGGCATCGGCGCGATCACCGCAGGCACCGGTGACATTCTCCGGATCGCCAACAGCGCCGGGGCAGCGAACAAGTATGTTCTCGGCTTGCTTGGTCGCACCACCGCATGATAACGGTTCGGAGCGTTTAGGACGCTTCGAAAGGAACCGAAATCATGGATACCCGTGCGGCAATCGACAATGCCGAAAAGCAGGCGATCATCATCGTTGAACGCGATGGTGGTCGCTTCACCCATCTGGCCACCGACTACAAGCCCGGCATGGTGCTGGCTGATGACAGCTTCAAGCCCGAAGGCTACGTTGAGCCGGAGAACGCTGCCGAAGTGAAGGCAGCCACCAAGACGGGCAAGGGCAAAGCCAGCCAGGCGGCTGCTGCTCCGGCGCCGACGCCTACCCCGGCCACTCCCACGGTTCCGGCTGCCACGCTCAAGCTGTCGCCCGCGCTGTCGTGGAGCAACGGCGCTTGGACGTCGATCGATGAAATCAGCGCCAAGGCGTATCGCGTTGATCAGCAGGGCAACGTGCTGATCAAGGAACCGTTCGAAACCGCCGAACTGGCGGCGGCTGCGGTTCTTTCGTAATCGGCATTCCCCCGGCGCCGGATCGTGGGCGTGATCACGGGGGATAGACGGGCGGCACGCGATCCTGAAAGATTTGCCGCCCGTCGTTCTTTCAACCCTTTGGAGCGCTTGCAATGGCTACCCCGTTTTATGGCACCGTTGACGGCGCCGACGAATATCACACCGAACGCGGCAACGATGGTTGGGCGGGTGATACCGACGCCAAGCAGGCTGCCTTGCTGGTGGCGTCCGAATGGATCGATGGCAAGTATCGCGCGAGCTTCCCCGGCTTGAAGGTCGGGCAGCGCGATCAGGTGCGCGAGTGGCCGCGCCAGGGTGCGCAGGATCGTGACGGCTACGCCATTGATCCTGACGTTGTGCCGGAGGAAGTGGAGCGCGCGACCTATGAGGCAGCGTTGCGCCAGCTGACGGCGCCGGGCTCGCTCACCGTTGACGTGACGCTGGCCACCGCGATCAAGGAAGTGGCTGTGGAAGGCGCCGTCAGCGTCAAGTATGCCGGTGGCTCCGGCATCTATGATTATCAGCTTTCCATCCCGGCAGCTGATCGCGCAATTGCCCCGGTGCTTACGGGGCAAACCGCAGCATCGGGGCTGGTGGGATCAACCTTCCGGGCGTGGTGATCAGGGCACGTCGGGCGCCAGCCCTGCGAGCTTGTAGCCGCGCTGAACGTCACCCGGATAGATGCGAAGCCAATTTTTCGACCATTTGCCCGTTTTGGTAGCGTAAGCGATCCGGTAGGTTTCAACCTTGTCACCGGCATAGATGCCAGCTTCCGGACGATAGGAACCTACGTCAAGGATCAGCGCTTTGGTCGCTTCACCGTTACTTTGGAAATAGATCACTTCGCCTGCCTTGTAGGGCACAGCAGCGCGCCATTCCTTATAGCCAAGCTCCGCCCACTTGAAGCGGAAATCCATTTCATCGCCTTCGTGATTGTAGAGGTAGCGATGCGGTGCGACTTCGGCGGCTTCCGGAGTAGCCGGAGCGTCGGCAGGCAGCGCGTGGCGAATGTTGCGACCCATGATCAAAACCCCCTGCGTGCCGGATAGGGCGTGCGCCCGGTGAGCGTATAAAGCCCGGCTTCGCTGCCGGTATAGTCGGGCTCGGCAGTCTTATTGTCGCTGCGATAGCCGAACGTCTGCCCGTCGCGCTGGTAGACGATATAGTCACCAATCCAGCCTTGAAAGGCGCCGCGCTTTTCGGATAGCGCAAGGCGCTCGCGAAGCTCCGGGCTGATGGTTCCAACTACAAGCTTGCTCATTTTGGTTCCCTTTCGTGAGGTTGCCGGGGCATTAAGCCCCGGTGGTTGCCTGCATGATGATCGAAACGATTTCTTCGGTGGTGGCGCCTTCAACAGCTGCGGCGAAGTTGGCAGCTGCTTCCTTGGCTTCCTGAATGTAGCGTTCCATGTCGCCTTTCATGTTGAAGGCGTGGAAATCAACCGCGTTTGACTGATAGGCCATCCAAGCCAACTTGTTGGCGTTGCGCTGCACTTTGGCCTGCGCTTCGATGTTGATCTTGTAGGCTGCGACGGCTTCGATGCGGTTCATTTGGCTAACTCCGGTTCTGATGACACTTACTTAAGTCGTGTCAAAAGCGTTGTCAACCCTTTGAATGCAGATAATCGACAAAAAGAAACCCCCGGCCGAAACCGGGGGTTCCATCAATCGCCGGTGGCAGGCGATTACGGCGCAACGCGCCAGATGCGCACCGGCGCCTTGTCGGGATCGGTGGCCGGGTCGGTCGCGGCGGAAACGAACTTCTTCGACGCCTGCTTGAGCACCATCTTGGTGCCGGGCTTCTTCGGGTTGTCGATCATGATGACGTTGCCAGCGGCATCCTTGACTTCCAGCATATAGCGCTTGTTGGCGCTGGCGACGGTCGAAGAAACCGCCTTGGCCGCCTTGTCGAAAACACCGATGCTGGCGCCGAGTTCCAGACCTTCGAAGTCATAGAGCGTCTGCCCGCCACGGGTGCCCTGGCGCTTCACCGGGGGCGGCACGTCCGTGCGCGCCGGAGCCGTCTTGACGCCGGGCTGTTCGCCGCTGGCCTTGGGCGCTTCGGCAATCGGGGTCGGAGTGGGCGAAGGGGTCGGGGTGGGGGTCGGCGCCGGAGCACCACCGCCAGCGCCTTCCTTGGCGGCAGCGAACACGGGGCCATTGGCAAAAGCGGGCATCAGCGCGGCGAGCGCAAGGATGGAAATAGAGGCGGATTTCATGTTGAATTCCCTTTCAGGTTGGCGACGTTTTGAATGCGTCGGGTGGTTAGATACGCCCCGGTATTTTGGTTGTCAACCACGCGTTCAACGTTTTTGCGTGTTCAAACACGCTGTGAATATTCTCACCGACGATCCGGACGGGGAAGCGAGCTTCAATCAGAACCATAGCGGCGGCATCTTCTGTCATATCCGGATGGAAGTGCCCAACCAAGTAATTGATCATATCCATAACCATAGCCGAACCCTTTCGTTCCAGCGGCGGTTCAGCTATACCGGTGGAAACTTACCGAAGGGTTAAGGCGATGCCAGCTTTCGACTATGCGGGGATGCAGACGCTTGCGGCCGGTATCCTCAAGGATTTCAACCAAGGCGAAATCAAGCACATCGCAACGGCGCCTGGTGGCGGTGCTGCCTATGAGCGCGGAGTGGTCGAAGGGGCGCCCTTCACCCTGCCGGGTGCAGTCGCCAACGCCAAGTTCAGCGTCAAGGCAGCCAATCAGAAATACCAGCCTGAAACCCTGATTATCGCTGGCGATATCATGGTGACTAGTTCGATTGTGGCTGGCCGCGACCCGAAGGCGGGTGACTTCCTCACGCTTGATGGTGCCAAGTATCGCGTCATTCACTTCGTTGCGGTTCCACCCGTTGGCGTGAAGATCGTTTGGATTTTCTTCGTGAGGAAGTAACGGCATGGCTACGCGTGTCGCCACCGAAAAGAAGCTGCTTGCCCTGATCGATATTTTCACTCCGGAAATCCGCAAGGCGTTTCTAGGATCGATCAGCGCCATCACTAGCACCACCGTTTTGGCGTCGGTGATCCGCGCGATTGAAGCTGGCGACGTTGAAGAAGCGTTCCGGGCGCTCGGCTATTCGCAGGCGGCAATGCGTCCGGTAACGGAAATGATCGAACGTGCCTTTGAGCGCGGCGGCATGACGGTTGCGGGCTCGGCATTCCCCAAGCGCGTAGCGTTGCGCGGTGGTGGCTCCACGGTGTTTCGGTTCGATGTGCGCAACAGCCGTGCGGAAGCATGGTTGCGCGATCACTCAAGCAGCCTGGTGACGCGCATCGGTGAGGAAACCCGCACGGTGATCCGCGATACTGTGTCGGCGGGCGTGCAGGCTGGCAGGAACCCGCGCAACATCGCGCTGGATATCATCGGCCGGGTTGATCCGATCACCGGGCGCCGGGTCGGTGGCGTGGTGGGGCTCACTCCGCAGCAGGCGGCAGCTGTGAGCCGGGTTCGCGAAGAACTGGCTTCCGGTGATCGCAACAAGATGATGAACTATTTCAGTCGCAAGCGCCGTGACAAACGTTTTGATCGTTCGGTGATGCGTGCGATCAACGAAGGTCGCGCGGTGGATGCCGACATGATCGGCAAGATTGCCAACCGCTACGCTGATAGTCTGTTGCAGCTGCGTGGTGAGAACATCGCACGCACCGAAGCGCTGCAATCCCTCAATCAGTCGGCACGCACTGCCATTGACCAAGCACTTGATGAAGGTCTGATGGCGCAAGAGGCGGTTGATAAAGAGTGGGATGCTTCGGGTGATAAGCGTGTGCGCCCCACTCACGAAGCGCTTGACGGGCAGCGCCGCAAACTTGATGAACCCTTTGTGTCGCCTTCGGGCGCGATGATGATGCATCCGGGTGACACGTCGCTTGGCGCCGGAGCCGAAGAAATCATCAACTGCCGGTGCATCGCTAAGTATGATATTGATTTCCTCTTTGGTGTTACCTGATGGCGCGCACTTGGAAAAAGAAAAGCCTCACCGCGCCCGTTGATAACTTCGTGCGTAAATCGAAGGCGCGCACCGAAGCCGTTTGGAAGGAAAGCACCAAACGGCTGATCTTCTACATTCAGACGCCACGTGCCAAGGGCGGGCGCATGCGCGTTGACACGGGCTTTCTGCGTGCCAGTGGCCAGGCATCGCTTACGGGGCTGCCGAGTGGCCCGGCGCGGCCGGATGATGGGCGCACTTACCACAACGTGCCCGACATTACCGTTGTCGCCATCGCGAAAGCGCAGCTTGGCGGCAAAATCTGGTTTGGTTGGACGGCAAACTATGCGCGCGTCCGTGAATACTATGACGGCTTTTTGCGCGGTGGCGTGGCGGAGTGGAAACGCATCGTTGGCGAAGTCGTGCGCGACCTGAAAGCGAGGATCAAATGAGCATTGAAGCCGACGTTGAGCGGGCGTTGCTGGATCGTATGGAACTGTTCACTTTCAACCCGGTGCTACCGGTGAGCTATGAAAATCAGGATTTCACACCGCCTGACAATCAAGCCTATCTTGAAGTGAAGCACTTCCCGGCAGAAAACGGCAACCTGGCTTGGGGTGCAGCCACGGAACATTCCGGCTTTCTGTCGGTGGGAGTGTGCTACACGGCTGGTGGTGGCACTCCGCCGATCCGCGATATCGTCGGCGCGCTGGTGGAACACTTCAAGAAAGGCACACGGCTCACCAAGGGCGAAGCCGTCGTGAAAATTCACGTGCAGCCATCTGCCGGATCGTCGGTTCAGGATGGACATAAGAACATCATTCCGGTAACGATCCGTTACCGCTGCTTTGCGAGCTAAAGGGGGTTTTTTGCCATGCTCAACACCAATTCGGGGCGCACCTTCGGCATCTGTGCCACCCCGCAGCCCGATGACTTGGATGAGGCGGGTTACGCCGCACTCACCTATATCGACGTTTCCACCGTGGGTTCGCTCGGTGAAACCGGCAACACACAGAACATTCTGAGCTATGACGCGTGGAACACGCGCACGGTGCAGAAGCAGAAGGGCATGACGAACGCCGGTGATCCGGAGCTTGAATGCGCCGACGATCCGACCGACGCAGGGCAGGATGCCTTGAAGGCGGCTGCCGCGACCAAGTTCTATTACGCCTTCAAGATCGAAGGTGACGACAAGTTGACGCCGGGCGGCACCAACGGCATCCGCTACAATCGTGGCCTGGTGGCTGGCCCGCGCAAGCCGAATGGCCGGAACGAAGATTTTGACCTGATCATCTTCGATCTTGGTCTTGTGCAGGAAGAAATCACCGTTAAGCCGACTTGATCGGCGCCGATCCATCGGTTAGGCGTTACGGGCGGGCATTCCCCGCCCGTTTTGCTTTGAGGAACCGCCATGACTGAACAACTTGACGATCTTTCAACCATCCGATCAAGCGCCCGCGTCGTGCTGATCCTGCGGCCGGATGGCAGCCCCACCGGCCTTGAGTGGGAGCTTGAGGCGCTTGACAGCGATGCCGCCAAGGTGGTGACGCGACGGATCACCAATCAGCGCAACAAGCTGGCGGCTCGCGGCAAGGTGTTCAATGCCGACGAAATCGAAGCCAATGAGCTTGACTTGCTGCTTGCCGTTTCGAAGTCGTGGAAGTGGGGCGGCAACGCCGGTTGGAAGGGTGAGAAACCCGTTTTCAACCGCAAGAACGTCACCGACGTGCTCACCAACGCGCACATCAAGGGGCAGCTGATTGAAGCGCTGGACGATACCGGCAGTTTTTTTCAGAAATAGCCGCTGAACTCTGTTATGCCGTGTCTTGCCGAACGCGTTACGAAACGCCCGGCAAGACTGGCGAGACACGCGGCGAGCGCAACGAGCGTTTCAAACAGGAAGTTCCGCTTTGGGATATTCCCGACGCGGGGCTTTACCTATGGGAATGGTTCTATGAGCTTTCCGAAGGGGTGAACCGCGTAATTGATGGCCAGGTTTACCGGCTCACGTGGTCCGAAATCGCCGCGTGGATCGCGCTCACCAGAAACATTGTGCTTCCATCGGAAATCGACGTTCTAAAATCAATGGATATCGCCTATTGTGAGGCGTTGGAAGGCGAGCTTGGGTATGCTCGCGCTATCTCGCAAGAGGAAGCCGAAGCGGAGCGGGCAAGGGCTTTGGCTGCGGCGAAGTCGGGGCGTCGGGGGCGATAGATGGAAGATTTGGCCGAACTCGGCTTTGCCGTGGATAGCGCACCGCTCAAGGCTGCGAACAGCGAGCTTGCCAAGATGCCTCGCAACGCGGCCGGGGCGGAGAAGGCTACCGACAAGCTCAACGATCAGTTTGACCGGGGCAGCAAATCAGCTGGCACGTTCAGCAAGATGGTGGGCGGGCTCAAGAACGCAGTCACCGGCCTTATTGCCGCCTTCGGCGTTTCGACGCTGATCGATATCACGAACACTTGGACGGATTTGAATTCTCGCGTCAAGATCGCGACGGGCTCCAACGAAGCCGCAGCCGCGACGATGGAACGCTTGAGCGAAATGGCACGGCGCACTTATTCGTCATTGACGCTCACCGCCGAAGGTTTCTTGCTCAACGCGAAGGCGTTGCGTGAACTCGGCTATACTACGTCGCAATCACTTGACTTCATCGAAAGCATCAACAACGCGCTGGTGGTTTCCGGCGCCAAGGGTGAGCGCGCTGAAAGCGTGATGAATGCGCTTTCAAAAGCAATGGCGCTCGGCAAGCTTTCCGGTGATCAGCTAGAAACCGTTCTGGCTTCCGGTGGTCGCGTGACGCAGGCGTTGGCCGAAGGGCTAGGCGTTGCCACCACCGACCTGCGCAAGATGGGGCAGGAAGGCAAGCTTACGTCGCGAGTGCTCTTTGACGCTTTGATTTCGCAGTTTGGCAAGCTCCGCGAGGAAGCGGAAGGCATGCCCGCGACCATCGGTGATGCGTTCGTGCTGATCGGCAACAGCATCCTGCAATATGTGGGCCAGGTAGATCAGGCGACGGGCGCCAGCCAGGCTATCGCGGGCGTGCTGATCATGGTTGCCGACAACATGGAAATGGTCGGCAGTATCGCTGTCGTGGTCGGCGCCGCGTTGCTCACCGCGTTTGGGCCAACGATGGTGTTCATGGTCGGCACCGCGCTGGTGGGTGCCTTCGTCACGCTCGGCAAGGTGATTGCTGCCAACCCCATTGGCTTCCTCGCGACCGTCCTAGTCACGGTGATCACTGCGGTTTGGCAGTTCCGCGATGCCATCAAGCAGGCGTTCGGAATTGACGTTACGGAAATCGTGAAAGCCGTTGGCAACTTCATGGTTCGGACGTTCTTTGAAAGCTTCGAACGCATCAAGTACATTTGGAACACGCTGCCCGCAATCGTTGGATCGGCTGCCATCGGCGCTACCAATGCGGTGATTGGCGCGCTCAACAGCATGATCAGCGCTGCCGTAACCGGCATCAATGGCTTGATCAGCATGTTGCCGAAAGAATTCGGCGTAAGTCTTGTTTCGGGCGACTTCGCGCAAATCCCGAAGGTGGTTGACGGCTTCACCGCTTCGATCAACGCTAACACCTTCGCGATGGATCAGAACATCAAGGCGATCCAGCACACCGATTATGTTGGTGGGTTCGTCAGCGCTTTCGATCAGATGACAAGCGCTGTGGATAGCACCAGCGCTGCGATGGATGCCTTGGGCGGTGACGGTGGCGACGGGTCGGGCGGTGGTGGCGGAGCTACCGGCAAGGCTGTCAAAGGGCTCAAGAACGTCAAGAGCGCTGCGGCAGAAGCCTATGAACAGATGGTGGCGTTGCAGAAGGAAATTGCCGGAGCAGTCGGCGGTGCCTTCAAGAGCTTCTTCAAGGATATCATGAACGGTAAGAATGCCGTGGATGCGCTCACCGACGCGTTCGGCAGCCTGGCTGACAAGCTGATGGATATGGTGCTGGATCAGGCCATCAATGGCATCATCGGCGGGCTGTTCGGTGGTGGCTTCGGCACGCTCGGCAACGACGTAGGCGGTGGCGCCACGTGGGGCGGACTGCAATCCTTCCTGGCGAGCGCCAAGGGCAACGCGTTCGATTACCGGGGCGTGAAAATGTTCGCCAATGGTGGCGTTGTCGGCGGGGCTACGCCGTTCGCTCACGCGTCGGGCATGGGTGTGATGGGTGAGAAGGGGCCGGAAGGCATCTTGCCGCTCAAGCGCGGCTCCGATGGCAAGCTTGGCGTGATGAATGTCGCCAACGACACTGCGGGCGTGGTGTTCGTTCAGCCTATTATCAACAACAACGCTTCGGATGATGTTCAGGCATCGGCAGGCACTGACGACAGCGGCAATCTGGTGGTCACGATTGACAAGATCGTTGCGGATCGCGTTGGTGATCCATCGTCCAAAACGTCGCGTGCGCTGTCGGGTTCCTACGGGCTCCGCCGCGCTACCAAGAGCAGGTGATTTCAATGGTTGATTGGCCGACCACCCTTCCGGGCTTCCTTTCGGGGATTGGCGATAAGAAGGGCAAGACGAAGGCACGCAGTGAAGTTGATGTTGGCCCGGCCATCATGCGCCGACGCTACACAGCTGCGGTTCGTGCCGTCAACCTGCCCATGATTATGACAAACGAAGAACGGACAATCTTCGAAGCGTTCTATTCGGACGATCTTGAAGAAGGCACGCTTACGTTCACGTGGATTGATCCGCTCACCATGACAGCTGTCAACATGCGGTTCCGGAGCGACGAAGGGCCGGATTGGAACGGCCAGGGCGGCTATGATGATGATCCGGATGCCGACGTGCGCACGTGGCAAGCCACCTTCGAAATGGAAATTCTGCCGTGAGCGAGATTAGCCCGCAGGCGACCGAAGAAGTCTTTGCGCAGGAAGGTGGCGGCTTCCTGGCCTGCCTCACCATCAGCCATGACGATCTTGCGGAGCCGATCCGGATCGTTGACAACACTGAGAACGTGCAGCAGTCGGCGCCGATCAGCTACACTATGGATCGGAATAGCTCCAAATGGGCTGTCAACCTTGCCGGTACGTGGTCGCAGTTCCTCACTGATGTGGCAGCCGTCACCGATCAGGGTATCAACCTTGAAACAGGGAAGGTTAACGGCGTTTACAACAATGGGCTGAGCGGCGCGGTAGCTGGCTCGCCCGGAACGTTGCCAACCAATTGGGTGCCTTGGAACGGCAACAACGTCAACCTTCAATCCGTTGCTTTGAACACTGTCAGCGGCCTTCCATGCATTGATATTGAGATTGGTGGAACACCATCCGCTGCCGCTCAAAATCCGATCATTGGGCGTTCTGGTGTCAATGCGTGGCCTGTTACGCCAGGCCAAACAATCGTTGGTTCTGCCTTTCTCGCTTTGATTGGTGGCGCGCTTGTCGGAGCGCTGAACATCCTTCGTGTCGCTTACTACACGGCAGCTGGTGCGTATCTGACGCAACATGATACGTTGATCAACACTGTGAATTCAACGTTGACCCGCTATGATAGTGGCCCGCGTGTTGTTCCGGCAACTGCTGCATTCGCGAATGTTCAGCTGCGGTTAGGAATGACTATCGGCGTTCCGTACAATGTGAAAATTCGCATCGGTGCTCCGCAGATTGAGCTTGACGCCTTGTCATCCCCGATCATCGGAACCGGCACAACGCAGACCCGTGTTGCTGATGCCCTGACGCTTCCGCTTGGTGCGGCGCCTCACGATCTTGTCGTGACGTTCGATGATGCCAGCACACAGACGTTTGCGGGCGTGTCTGGTGACTATCCGGTTGATCCTGCATTGCTTAACCGCCGCACTGTTCGCAAGTTTGAACATGGTGTGAAGCTATGGGATTTCATCAACGATGAATTTGTTGATGAAGCTGGCGGCAACCTGTTCATTGCGTTTCCGTTCACTGTCAAACTGCCGGAGGATGCTGCCGATAGCGTGCCCAAGGCGCAGCTGACGATTGACAACGTGTCGCGCGAGATTGCGCAGCTGATCCGGAGCATCACCACTCCGCCGACCGTTACGATTGAAATCGTGCGTATCAGCAACACGGATGAAATCGAAGTGACGTTGCCAGATTTCCAGCTGCGCAACACCGAATGGGATGCGCTCACCGTGACGGGTGACTTGATGATTGACGACATTGCACAAGAGCAAGTGCCGCAGCGAAAGTTCACCCCGTCCGAATATCCCGGCCTGTTCTGATGACGCTTGACGCTTTCATTGCGCGAGCGCTTGACGTGCCGTTTAGGATCGGCGGGCGCGACTATGACGGGTGGGATTGTTGGGGCTTGGTGTATTGCGCCTATCGCGACGTTTTCGGCGTTGCGATCCCCGCGCTAGACCACGATTACAACCATGACTTGAGCTATGCCGAACTGATGCAGCTTGTGGATAAGCAGCGCGTCGATTGGGAACCGCTAGAGCGGCCGGAGCCAGGCGCCGTCAGCCTCTACCGCGTTGGCCGGTATCACTCACATGTCGCGCTTGTTCTGCCTCGCGGCCGAATGCTACATTGCGAGCAGGGCGCGGGGTCGATTTGCGAGCGCCTAGACAACCTTGTATGGCGGGGGCGGCATGTCGGCTATTTCGGACGACGGGAAATCGTTGCAGGTTCAGGCAGCGCTTAGCCCGTTCAAGATCGAACGCCAGAACTACACGGTTGCCGAAGGGCTCACCATTTCCGAAATCTTCGACGTGATCCAGCCTGATCCGGCATTGCGCCGGGCGGCTCACGTCTACGTCGGTGAAATGTACGTGCCGCGCAAGAACTGGCACCGTGTGCGCCCTAAGAACGGCCACATGATCACCGTTCGTGCTTTCGTGCCGCCGCAGGGTGGCGGGGGTGGTAAGGCGCTGCTGCGGAACATCCTGCTGATCGCGGTGGCAGCTGCGGCGCTGGCGTTTGGCCCGGCGCTTGGTGGCGTGCTCGGCTTGTCGGGCGCATTCGGTGCGTCGGTTGGCCAGGCGATTATCGGCATCGGTGGCATGTTGCTGGTCAACGCGCTCATTCCGCCGCGCACGAATTCCGATCAGACGGAAGATAGCCCCACGAAGTTCATCGAAGGCGCCCGCAACCGTCAGGCGCCCTTTGACGTGGTGCCGAAGCTCTTTGGTTCCACTCGCGTCTATCCGCTGCTTGCCGCCGATCCGATCACCGAAATTGTTGGTGATGATCAGTATTTGCGCATGCTGTTCATGTGGTCAATCGATCAGATTTCGCTTGACGATGCCACTTTGAAGATCGGTGAAACGCTGCTTTCCGACTTCACCGACGTTGAGATTGAGCATCGTTACGGCTTGCCCGGTGATACTCCGCCGACGCTTTATCCGAACGCCGTTGAGCAAGACAACTTCCAAATCACTTTGAATGAGGTTGACGGCTACGCCACGCGCACGACTGCTGCGAACGCTGATGAAATCGGCGTGGATATCGTGTTCCCCGGTGGGCTGGTGCGCATCGATAATGAAGGCAAGCGCAGCAACCGATCCGTTGCCGTCCAAATCCAATATTCCATTGCTGGCGCCAATGACTGGCGTTCGATCCCGGTTGCGGGCTCGGTGCAGACCTGGCCAGCGAACTGGAACAACACCAGCGGCGGGTTGTGGAACCAAGTAACGTTCACCAGCAAGAAAACGCAAGCCGTTCGTCATGGCGTGACGTGGAAGGTTCACACCCCCGGTGCGCAATACGATGTGCGCATTAAGCGCCTCACCGCTGACACCGACGATGATCAAATTCAGGATGATCTTGCCTGGTCGGCGCTCCGGCGGATCACGGACGATCCACCGGTTAACACCAGTTATCCGGTGGCGCTCACTGCGCTTCGGATCAAAGCCACCGATCAGCTGAACGGTGTGATTGATGAATTCAGCGGCATTCCGTGGGTGGTGTGCCCGGATTGGGATAACGCAACCGACACGTGGATTACTCGCGCGACCCGCAACCCGGCATCACTGTTCCGCCACGCGCTGCAATCGAAGTGGTTGCAGGCGCCGAAGCCTGACGGCAAGATTGACCTTGAGCAGCTGCAATACTGGCACGAATTCAACGTTGCCCACGGTTTCACGTTCGATCAGAACCGCGACTTTGCTTCCTCGCTGTGGGAATGCCTCACAGACATTGCAGCGGCCGGGCGTGCCACTCCGCAGTTGGTGGATGGCAAATATACCGTTGTCATTGATGAACCAAAACAGGCGGTGTCTCACGTCACCCCGCGCAATAGCTCCGGCTTCCGCGCTTCGAAAGCGTTCGTCACCTATCCGCATGCGTTTCGCGTCCAATTCCAGAACCGTGATAAAGACTTCCGGCAAGATGAAGTCATTGTGTATCTTGATGGTTATGATGCCACAACGGCAACCGTTTTCGAAACCATCGAATTTCCGGGCGTTACCGATCCCGAAGCGATCTACACCCACGCTCGCTATTATGCAGCTGTAGCAAAGCACCGGCCGGAAGTTTGGACGTATCGCCAGGATATGGAACGCTTTGTTTACAAGCGTGGCGACGTGGTGAAGATCACGCATGATGTGCTGCTTGTTGGCTTGTCGTTCGGTCGCATCAAGACGGTTGAGCTTGATATTGATGGCAACTGCACCGGCATCACCGTTGACGCTCCGGTGATCATGGAAGAAAGCGTGAGCTACGGCGTTTCGATCCGCACGCCCGGCAATCCCGCTGTCACCGCTGAATGCGTTACGGTTGTCGGCAAGCAGAACAGCTTTGACTTTGTGACGGCTATTCCGGCAGCTGATGCACCGGAGCCTGGCGACCTTTACGGCTTCGGCGTGCTCGGCAGTGAAACCGATGAAGCGCTGATCCTTAGCGTCAGCCCCGAAGGCGGAGAGAACTACAAGGCAACCATCGCGGCGGTTCCATATCGCCCGATCATTTTCGATATCGACGCGGGGCCGATCCCACCGTTTGATAGCAAGATCACGCCGATTGCGACGGTGCCCGACGTAACGATTTTGGGTGTGCGCTCCGACGAAACTGCGCTGACGGTCGGTGCCGGTGAAAGCCTTTCGGTTCACATTGCCATCAAGGTGCAGGCGATCAACGACAACACCGGGCAGCTTGATGTTCAGGTGCGCCCCTCCACGACGCAGGAACCGTTCACAGCTGCGCAGGTTGATGCCTTCATTGCCAACGAAGCGTTCGTTGGCGACGTGCGCACGGGCGAATATTGGGATATCCGTGTGCGCTGGATCGTTTCGGGTCGGCAGCCGGGTGAGTGGTCCTATATCAACAATCACTTCGTGGTCGGCAAATCCGCCAACCCGCAGCCGCTTACCGGGCTGACGATTTCGACTTACAACGGTCAAGCCTTCTTCCGGTGGGATCAACCGCGTGAGCTTGACGTGATCTTTGGTGGTGAAGTTCGCTTCCGCTTTTCCGCTGATCCGGTGCCGGAGTGGGCCAATTCGACTTCTATCGGCCAGGCTGCCCAAGCTCGCGCGCTGTTCGCCACGCTGCCGTTGAAAAGCGGCACCTACATGGCTCGTGTGTTCGATGAGGCAGGCAATCAATCATCCGTGGTGATGGTCGATAGCAATCAAGCTTCGGTGCTCACATACGCGCCGGTTGACACTATCGATCAAGCACCCGACTTTCTCGGCACCAAAGATAACGTCATTATCGATGGTATCGCTCTAAAGATCGGTGGTGGTGGCGCATGGGATGACATGCCCGACGTGGATGCAATTCCGGATATTGACGCATTCGGCGGTGTTGCAGCTGTCGTTTCCGGCACGTATTTCTTTGATGGTGGCTTTGATTTCACTGTCAAAAAGAAGGTGCGTTTGACAACTCGCGTTCTCGCGGGCGTGTTCGGCGTGGATGATCTTATCGATGCTTGGCTTGACGACATTGATAGCCGTGGCGATTGGGACGGCTCCGACACGGCAGATGCCGATTGCGTGGTGTACGTGGCTCAAACCGATGATGATCCGGCCGGATCGCCCACGTGGGGCACGTGGGAGCGCCTTGACAGCATGGAAGTGGATTGCCGTGCCTGTAAATTCAAAGCCGTTCAGACTAGCTACAATCAGGATTTTAATATAGCGGTTACTGAGTTGGGCGTTGACGCAGAGGAAATCACGTAAATGGCGAAGAAGAACGTTGAGACAAAGCTTGTCGCCGTGCTTGACGACAACAACCGCCTGGTCGGTTCAAAGCGCATTCCGGTTGATCAAGATGGCATTGACTTTGGCGATCTTGTCACCGATGGGCGCATGAAGTGGAACGCCGAAAAGAAAGCGTTCTATCCGCTCGGCACCGACTTTGGCAAGATCAAGACGCAGCAACCCCACTCCAACGAATTTGTCATCTATCGGCTGATGGAAGCGCTTCGCAAGGTGCCTGGCTTCGAAATGCCGATTGAAGCCGATCAGTGGGGCGAATGGTACAATGGCGCGTTGAAACAGCGCGACATGGAATTTGCAGCGCGTCCGAAGTAATTCGGCCGGTACGGGGGCACCGACATGTCACAGCACGACTATAACGTTGCCAACGCACCGGGCGCCACCGTGCGCGCCGATATCAATGCGTTGGCCGAAGCGCTCGCTTCCCTGAATTCCGGTGTCAGTGCGCCAGGCGTCACCTTTCCGTTTATGTTCTGGTCGGATACCACGAACAATCTTCTGAAAATCCGAAACGCAGCGAACTCCGCGTGGATCACGCTCGGTTCCATCATCGGCAGCACCTTCACGCTTGATGACGGCGCGTTGGCAATCCCAAGCTCCGGTTCGTGGTTCGGCACCACTCAGCGCATCGCGCGCATCAGCACCACCGGCAATATGGAAGTCGGCGCCGAAGTTCACTTCCACCCGGATGCAGCTGGCACGGAAGATTACCGCGCTCGCATCAAGCGCGCCACCGGCGCCAACGGTGAATTCACGGTTGAAAACACCGGCTCCGGTGGGCTCAACATGGTGCCTGGCGCTGGCGGTTTCAAAGTTGATGGCGTGCTTGTCACCGGCAAGTTCGTCGGTGAGCCATTCCCGTGGTTCGGCACTTCGGCGCCGTCCAAGTGTGTGTTCCTCTACGGGCAGAACCTCAATCGCACCACCTATGCCGGGCTGTTCGCCATCTGGAGCACCACCTACGGCAATGGCGACGGCTCAACGACGTTCGGTGTTCCGGACATGCGCGGCCGGGTGATCGCTGGCAAGGATGACATGGGCGGGGCGGCTGCCAGTCGCCTCACCGGTACGTCAGGCGGTGTGCAAGGCACCACCCTTGGCGCAGCTGGTGGTGCGCAGCAGCACACCATCACCCTGGCTGAAAGCGCGGCGCACGATCACCAATACTCCAATCAGGGTAATTTCGGCGCCAACGGGCAGACCTATGGCTCTACCGACTTCAACGCCGGTTCGGGCGACAGTGATCGCGGCTTCTACACGCTCACCACGACAAGCGCCGGTAGCGGTGGCGCCCACAATAACGTTCAGCCGACCATCATCGCCAATTGGTGCGTTTACACCGGAGTTTGATAAATGCCCAAGGCAACCAAAGCGAACATCAGCCTTCATCGCGCCAGCCTTGATCAGATTGGCGGTGAGGCGGAGCTTGACAAGGCGATTGCCGACTTTCAGAAGCGCCTTGCGGATCACGCCAAAACCGTTGACGTTCCGGCGCCGACTGCTCACCCGTGGGTTGAGCAAATCGTGCGACAGTCGGCGGGCAAATATGACGTGATCGAACCGGAGCCGGAAATCAAAGAGCCGGAGCCGGTGAAGTCGCTTGATGAACTGAAAGCCGAAGCGTTCAAGGAACTCAAGTTTGCCCGGTGGGATGCTATCGCGCAAGGTCGGGTGATGCTCCACGGCGCGAGCTTCGCAGCGAGCACGGATGCACTGACAGCATTCATTGCCGCTGACATGGAAGCCGCCGCGTCCGATACGTTCTGGCGCGCTCGGTGGCGCATCGGTGCCGGATCGTTCGTGCTCTTGGATCGCAACGACGTGCGCACGCTGATTGCGGATATCCGCAAGCTGCATCAGGAAGCGTTCAACAACGAATATCGGCTTTCCGAAGCGATCCTTGCAGCCAAAACGGCTAAGGCACTCGCTGCGGTTGATCTTTCCAGCGGGTGGGGCGAATAATGGCGCAACATGATTACGTCATTGACAATGGCAGCGGCTCGGCAGTTCGTGGCGATATCAACACGCTAGCCGAAGCCATTGCCACGCAGAACAGCGGCACGACGGCGCCCGCTGTCACCTTCCCGTTTATGTTCTGGTCGGATACCACGGCCAACGTGCTCAAGCAGCGCAACGCTGCGAACACGACGTGGATCACCGTTTTCAATCTTGATGGTTCGCTGCCTGATGACAGCGTGACCAACGCGAAGCTGCGCAACAGCGCGGCACTGTCGGTGATCGGTCGCAGCGCCAATAGCTCCGGTGATCCGGCCGATATCGCGGGCACTGATGGCCAGGTGCTCCGCGTGTCGGGCACCACACTGGCGTTCGGCACCATCGCAACTGCCGGGCTCGCTGACAACGCCGCGACAGATGCCAAGCTGCGGCAGTCGGCGGGCTTGAGCGTAGTTGGGCGCTCGGCAAACAGCACCGGCAACGTTGCGGATATCACCGGCACGGACGGGCAGGCGCTTCGCGTGTCGGGCACCACCCTTGGCTTTGGCACCCTGGCGACAGCTGCCTATGCCGACAACAGCGTGACCGATGCCAAGCTACGCGACAGCGCGGCACTGTCGGTGATTGGTCGGGCGTCCAATAGCTCCGGTGATCCGGCTGATATCGCTGCGGCGAATGATGGCGAAGTGCTGCGGCGCTCTGGCACGTCGATTGGCTTCGGCACCCTGGCAACTGCCGGGCTCGCTGATGATGCCGTGACGAATGCCAAGCTTGCCAACATGGCACAGAACACCATCAAGGGGCGCATTACCGCTTCGACTGGTGATCCGGAAGATTTGACGGCTGCGAACGTCAAGACGATCCTTGCGTTGGTGAAAGCCGACGTTGGCCTTGGTAACGTCGATAACACTTCGGATGCAACCAAGTGGGCGGCTACCGCTACGCTCACCAACAAGACGTTTGATGCGAATGGCACCGGCAACGTGCTTTCAAACGTTGAGGTTGCCGACTTCGCGGGCGCTGCCGTTGTGACAGCTGCCGAAGGGCTCGCCTCAAGCGACAATGACACTTCGTTTCCGACCACTGCGGCGGTTATCGATGCCATTGAAGGCGCCGTGGCGTCCGGTGTGGCGGATGGCGACAAGGGCGATATCACCGTGTCGGGCTCCGGCCTGACTTGGACGGTTGACGCGCTCGCCATCACGTCGGGCAAGGTCGCGGCGAATGCCATCACCAACGCCAAGCTGGCGCAGATGGCGGTGAACACCATCAAGGGCCGGATCACTTCCGGCACCGGTGATCCGGAAGATTTGACGGCTACCAACGTCAAGACGATCCTGGCGCTTACGCAGGCTGATATCTCTGGCTTGACGACGGCAAGCAGCCCGCAGTTCACCGGCATTGAGCTTGGCCACGCGAGTGATACCACAATCACCCGTTCGGCTGCGGGTGTGATCGCTATCGAAGGCGTTCCGATCTATTCGAACATCCCGCAGAACTCGCAAAGCACCGCTTACACGACGGTTCTTAGCGATGCTCAAAAGCATATGTTCCATCCGGCTGCCGACAACAACGCGCGCACCTTCACCATCGCTGCGAACGGTTCGGTTGCCTATCCGATTGGCACGGCACTCACCTTCATCAACGAAATCAACGTGCTTTCAATCGCGATCAACACTGACACTTTGGTTCTTGCCGGAGCGGGCACCACCGGCACGCGCACTTTGGCTGCCAATGGTATGGCAACGGCTATCAAGGTGACTTCCACCAAGTGGTATATCTCCGGATCGGGGCTCACCTGATGGCTGGTGCATCCTTTCAAGCGCTGCTTGGTTTGGGCGCACCCGGCCTGACGTTGACCTATAAAGGTCACGGTTCGGTGTTCTCCGATGTGAACACCGGGCCAACGTTGAACTATTCGACCGTAAATGGTGGCTCCGCGCCTGCCGCTGGTGATCTTGTGTGCTGGAAATTTCACGGCACCGAATATTACGATAACAGCCCGTTGGACGATGGGCGCCGACGTGATCTAACCGGAGCGGGGTGGGTTCAAAGCAACAATCCCGCTATTCCTGGCGCCGGAGCACCTAGCTTCACGCAAGACGTGAGTATGATACTTGCCAAGGTGGTTGTTGCCGGTGACATTAGTTCACCGGCTCGCGCTTTTGGTGATGGCACTTTGCAGGCTGGCATTACCGGTGCGTCTGGCTATTGGGTGGCATTCACGGTTGCTGGAACCATCAACAGCTTGACCATTCCCGTTCATGATCGGCAATACGGGAATACTGCCGCACCGGCTAACGTGGCAGTCGATAGTTCAGCACTCAACCCGCCAGCTATCGCAATCACTCTGGTTTCGGCAATTGGTGATGATGATAGTATTCAGCTTTCAGGGATCACGCTTGATAATGAAGTCACCAAACTTAACTATGGTCAATACTATTCCGGTAACGTTGACCATCGTGCCGGGCACAAGCGTGATGTTGGTGGCGCTTCGTACACTTTGAGCAAGGGCGATGACGGCAGTCTGAATGCTCTGCATGGGGGTTACGTTGCAGTTTCCTAAAGTGCTATTCGTGTTCAGCCCACTGCGCTCCGGATCAAACATGATCCGTTCGATGCTGCGTGATGATCCGCTGCTTGCTGATAGCAAGATTGAGCATGCACCGATTGTTGAAGCCGAGTGGGAAAAGCTTCTGAGCCGTGACGGTGTTTCCATTCGCCCGCTCAAATTTGGCAACTTCCCCGGCTTTCCCGACTGCCTGGCTATGGCGAACGCGCCGCACTCTGTCGGCTTGATCCTTCATCGGAAGGATTGGGCGGCTCAAGCGGCTTCCCATGCTGTCGCTAGGGTTAACCGTTCATGGTTCGGCAAGGCGAGGAAAATGCAGAAAGTTACAGTTGATTGGGATGCCGCGCGCTCGGTAGCGCAGCGGATCAACGATCAACTGGCGCAGCTGCAAAGCGCGCTCGCTATGCCGTCCGCAACCCTGGCATACGAAGATATCAGCGTGAGCACTTTGAAAGCCGCGCTTGAGCCGTTGCTAGAGCGTGAGATTGTCGTTTCCGAACCGTCAACCGTGCCGATCCGCTCGGCACAGTATGTTGCCAACTGGAATAAACAATGATCAACACAGACGGCTGCACCGGCTTTCCCGATCATGTCGGCGGCAAAGACCTGACATATTGCTGCGGCATCCACGACAATGGCGGCACCGATGGGCAGCTGATCGACTGCCTTACCGCGCTTGATCCCACCAACTTTTGGTGGATTTTGGTTGTGCTACTCGCCTGCGTGTTGATGCACATTGGCAGGCCATTTTACAACCTTCTTCAACGTTGGGGCATCCTGCCCAAAACCGCAGGGAGTAAATTCTGATGCCGAAACCATCCCGTCAACTTCGCCCGCAGGATATCGACGCCTTGGAAGTCATGGAAGGCAAAATCCTCTACGTCTATGACGATGCCGTGTGGCCTACCCGCATGTGGAAGCGTGGTGAGCGCATCCGGGGCAACCTCACCGCTGGCGTTGGCCATCTGCTTTCGAACCCCAAGACGAAGGCAATCTATCCCGAAGCTGAAAAATGGATCGGCAAGGCGATCCCCGAAAGCCAGGTTGAAGCCTGGCTTGATGCCGACAACGACGCTTCGGAAAACCGCGTTGGCCGGTTGGTCAAGGTGCCGCTGAACGATAACCAGTTCGCCACGATGACGTTTTTTGATTTCAACGTTGGTGGCGCTGCGTTCGAAGCATCAACCCTTCTCCGCAAGCTCAACGCTGGCCAGTACGATGCCGTTCCGGGCGAACTCCGCAAGTGGGTCAATACCACCATCGACGGGAAGAAGGTTCGCAGTGATGGCCTGATCAAGCGGCGCTCCGAAGAAATTGCCTATTGGATGGCCGCGCCGTCCAAGGCGCCTGTTCCGATCCCACGCCCGGCCGGGCTGCCCACCGGCACGCAAGTAGGTGAGAAGGAACCCACCGGGCTTGCGGCGCTGCTCAACCTGCTGCTAAACCTGGTCGGGGCAATCTTCAAGCGCCGGGGGTGATCATGGCGAAAAGTGCCGTTGTTGACGTGAAGGCGGTTGCGCAGTCGGGCGTGACCGTCAAGCGGGCGTGGTTCAGCGCCGAAATCTGGAATTATGCCTTGGGCGCCCTGGTGGCGCTGTTCGGGCTCGCGGCGTTCCTCGCTCCGACTGCGTTGCCGTTTATCCACGAACTCGGCTTGTCGCCCGCTTGGACGATGGGCATCGTGTTGGGGCTCAACGCCATCATCTTCATCAATGGGTGGGTGCTCAAGCTCGGCTCCACGACGATGATCGGCAACCATGCCGACGTGAAAGAAGCCAAGGAAGCCGTCGCGGCGCCAGACGACATTTACGGCAACGGGCACTAGGCTCATGGGCAAGATCGGCGTTGCCGTTCTGAACTTTCTGACGGGCGGTGTTCTGCAACGCGTTTTGGATTATTTCATCACGCGTGACACTGCCCGTTTGGAAGCGATGAACCAAGCGGAGCGGCTGGCCTTCGATGAGCGCCAGGCGGAGCGGCAGAACCGGCGCGACGTGCGTTTGGCGACGGCTGGCTTTTGGGAACAGCGGTTACTTGCCTTCCTGATCGCGCTGCCGTTCGTGATCCACGTGCAGCTGGTGGGGCTGGATACCAATTTCCTTGGCGGCACCCTGGCAGTGCCGAAATTCCCCGCGCCGTTCGATGAATGGGAAGGCGCGATCCTGTTGAGCTTCTTTGGCATCAGCGCGGGCGCCGGAGTGGCTAAGGCGGTGATCGCCGCTGGCGTCCTACGCGGCCGAAGTACCGGCTTGACACGTGACCAGCGCCCGCCCTAGATAGCCTCGCTGGCTTCCAATGGGCAGCACACGACAACCCCCGGCATGCCCTCCAAAGCGGCCGGGGGTTGTTCGTTTTTAGAGGATCACCGGCCGGTTAACCTGCGTGCTCTTGATCCCCTGATATTCCGAATGCTTTTTGATCGTCGCTTTGAACGTGATGGTGCAATCCCGCTCGCTGAACTGCTTGCCGACGTAGCACACCAGATCATTGCCGCAGCGCACCTTGTTGATCCAATAGCCGCCTTCGTCATTGCCCTTATAGAACTGCGTCACGACGGTGCCTGTAAACTCGCGGCGCTCGCCAACGGTGCCGACGAACTCCGACTGTTCGTCAAGGCTGCGACGCTCGGCACGGGCTGCATCACGCTTGGCGATCAATCCACGCTCAAGAGCCACACCGGCGCAGGCAGCATAGAGCGCGAGCGATACCGGACGGGCTTCCATGTCGGTGGCCAGCTTGTCAGCGAAGAACAGCACGTAGCCTTCCGGAGCGTCGGCAATCGCCTCACCCTTGTGCTTGCCGAAGGGGAACACGCCCGCTTCAATTTCTTCGATGGCTTTCGTGTCTGCGACCGACAGCTTGCCCCGGCGCTGATACACTTCGTTATCGGCATAGGGCTCAAAGTTGAAGGTGCAATCCTCGCGGTTGCCGCCGACGCGCTCCACGAACGCTTCAAAGTGCTCACGGGCTTTTTCAACCGCGCGATCTTCGTCGGCTGCCAGCGTCTTGAGGTAATAGTCAGGGGTGTACGGGGAAAGGTTCGGGCTGCCGACCACATCGCGGCGGCAGCGCAGCGTGTACATGGCGTTTTTGGCGCCGGTGCTGATATAGAACGTCTGAATGATCTTGGTGGCAGTCATGGCGGTTCCCCTTCGTTGATGAACGATATGTAGGGGAACCGATAAACGTTGTCAACCCTTCGAAACATTTTCAATGGCGATCCTTCCATTTGAACCACGGGTTGGCATCTATATTCCCCCGGTTGGATTGGGTGAACAGAGTGCCGGGCTCGCTCATAGCCTGCGCAATTTCCGTTTCGTTGCCGGTTTCGCACCAGTAATCACGGAAGTGAGCCGCACCGACGTAATACCCGTTATCATCATGGATGCGCCTCATAGCATCCCGTCCCGACGAAGCGGCGATTACACCGCGCCATTGGCCACGGACGTTACCGCCATAGACTTTCAGCGCTCGTGCCATTTTGGTATCCTCTATTCGTGATCGATGTGGTGCGTGTGGTGGTAGCTCCGGGGCGCGTGCTTGGCGCACTGATAGCAATACCAGCACCAAGCAGCCACCAGCGGAATAAGAATGAGCGTTTCCATTACACGAAATCCTCAAACTGGCCGGTGAGCACGAAGTTAAGGTGCTTGCGCCCAAGCCGGGCGGATGTGGCGAGCGCTTGGGCAATATCTCCGAACGTGTCGCTTTCATAAAACCCGTCAGCCTGGTTGGCTGCGATAACACGCAGAGTGGGAAACATCCGGGCGGTGAAGCGCTGTTCCTTCTTCGCCTTTGCCTTGTGGCTGCGGCGGCGATCAGCTGCATATTGGGCCGGTGTGCGGTTCATGGCGGTTCCCCTTCGTTTCGATAATTGACAGATAGAGAGTACCGAAAGCGTTGTCAACCCTTTGAATGCAGATGATGGGCGAAAAAAAACCGGGCGTGATCGCCCGGCGCGGAACCCATGTAGTCACCGGCAGAACGTGACCATGCCCTGTTTCATCCGCTAGGTGGGGCGGTGCGCTATATGTGTTCAAGCACCGCCCAAAACGTCAGAAATTCTTGCCGCCGCTTTCGCCGCGAGCTTCAAGCTTGTGGTCGGCGCGGATCGCGTTGAAGTCGATCTTTTCGATGATGGCACCGCCTAGATCGTCGGCACGCACGACTTGAGCGAGATACACCGCCAGGCGCACGCTGGCAGCCATCGCGATCACCATCGGTTCAATGCGATCCTTCCGGATGGCTTCAAGCACCTGCGACGTAAGCACATGCAGTTCGTTGAACAGAACCGCCGCGCTCTTGAGCCGCCAGCTGTCGTGATCGGTGATGGCCAGCAAGACGTTATCAACGTCGTCACCGATCCGCTGGAACCCGGCAAAGTCGCCATGCCGGATCAGATAATCACCAATCTCAACTTCCACGTTGCGCCGGTGCGGCAAATGATCGTCGCGAGCATCGGTGTTGAAGCCCGTCCAAGCTTCGGAAATCTCCGAATGCATCAGCGCGAGCATTTCCGCTCGGTTGCGTTCCTTCGGCGTGCCGTTGGGATGGTTATACCACCCTGCCTTGCGGCTGGCGCCGTGGGTGATGTTGGCGAACGCGGCGTAATTACCGCGTTCAAGCAGGTTGAAGGCCGGGTGCATCGGGGCGATCATTTGTCGCCACCCTGGCTAGCAGCCACCGGCACGCTGCGCAGGCGCCCACGGGCACCGTTCGGCTGATCAGCAGGCACCGCAGGCGGGGGCGCCGGTGGCACGGTGGGTGTTGCCACCGGCGCGGCGGCAACACCCTTGGGCGCCGTGCTGTTGAGCGCATCGCGGATGCCGTCCAAAGTCACCGTCGCGTCAGCAATGCGGGCATCGTTACCGGCCGTAAGCTCGGCATGGATCGTTTCGGCAGTCTTGATGGCTTCGTTGAGGCTGGCGAGATTGTCGGCATGCAGCTTGTCGGCGGTGGCCTGCTCACCCCTGATCTTCTCAATCTCACCGTTGCACCACTCACGTTGCGCGGTGAGCGCGGCGCGAAACTTGTCGGTGATGCCGGTTTCGGGTTCAGTCATGGCGGTGTTTTCCTTCACTGCTTCGGCAAAATTGCCTTCGATATCGGACGGATCGCGCTTCATTTCATCCGATACGATGAAGAAACGCGGGTTGAGCGGCGTTGGCGTTTCGGTCGGTTGTTCGGTGAGCGTGCCCAACGCTTTGCGGGCGGCTTGAAGCATGCTGCGCATTTGGTTCCCCTTTAGGTAATGATCAACTTTTTAGCTTCTTCCACATAATACTGGTGATTGAGGTTCTGCCAAGAGAAATCACGCATATGGTTGCAAAGCGCGACGTTCCAGCCAGCGACAAAACCAATCTCGCGTTCTTCATAAACCGACTTGTTGGAAGTGTGAATGCGTTCATCCCACTGCCCTGGCGCGAGCGTTGCGGATACCTGCGCATAGAATTCATCGGTGATTTTGCTGCGGCGCTTCCACGTGCCAGCTGCGCCGGTAGGCGGGCTGTTCTTGCGGAGCGGCTTGCCATCCTTGGCGACATAGTAGCGGATCAGATTGCCCGCGACGGTGTCACCGATGTAGAGCGTGCTTCGCTTGTCAACCTTGCCCCGTAGCAGGAAGTTGAACGCATCCTGATGGTTGTGAATGAACGTTTCAACGTTGTAACCATCAAGCATCTGTGCCACCGCAGCACGCTGGATCACCGCCGAACTCAAATCCTTATGCCAGGCGGGCGGGCTGTCGTTGCTGATTTCATCCGCGCTGTCATAGAACTTATAAGCACCCTTCAATTTTGGTGCTTTTTTGGCATCTTCATAAACACCGATGTAGCTACTCACGTCGCGGATATACATGCGAGCATACCGGGCATATTCAAGCTCTAGCCCGGTATAGAATTCCCACGCTCGGCATACACCCCGCGCCTGTTCAGCAAATCTCCGATCAATATAGTACGTCATGCCGTCCGTGTTGGCCTGAATAAGCCGTAAACTCGGCACTGTCATCAGCCATTCAGCGAGCATCGAAAGCAACAATTGCCCGTTGATCGTGATCGTCATTGTGAATTGCGGATCATAGAGCGTCGAAAATTTGTCGTTCGATGCACCGTAGGAACCATTGCCCGCCAGTTTCAAAGCGGCGTTTGCTGATGTTCCCTTGGCGTGTTTGGCGCGTTCGTTGATGATGCCTTCATAGATCGGCACAAATTCCGGGCCAAGGTGCAGCGGATACAGCTTATTGACCACTGCAATGCGAGGATAGAGGCTTTTGACGTCGATATCTTCAATCGCATAGTCAGCATCGGCGTAGAACGCCTTTGACGTAACACTGCCGTGGATGCCACCCGTACCATAGTGGATCGTGAACCCGCCGACCGTGGCCGAAAGGTCTTTGAACACACCCTTGGTTTCCCTGATTTCCTGTTCCCACAACCAACGATGAACCCTTTGAAACTCCGGCTGCTCAAACCGCAGATAGGGGAACATGAATTCCTTAACGCGCATAACCTCGCGCGGGGTCTGGCGCATCATCCGCTTGCCGTTGGGGCCACGCGTGTGCGTCCGTTCCTCACCTAGCCGCTGCTCAAGCAGCTGCTTACCAAGCTTCGTGCTGTTGAAGTTCATCACGTCGCCATTCAGCTGCGATCTCATTTCGCGGCGCAGCTTGATTTCTCCGGACGTGATAAACACGAACTTGATCGTTTCCCTAACGTCGTGCTGGTTATAGGGGATCAAGATATTGTCGATTTGCTCGGCTGTGAGGAAGGTGCCGACAGCAATCGGAAGCTCTTGCACAAGCTCCGAACGCATGTTGAATTCCACACCCTTGAGGCTTTGGAACTTCGCCACGTTGTCGAAGTGATGGATTTTGTAAACGTCAACCTGCGGTGCGATCCGCTGATTTTCCCAAATGACGTTTCCGAACTTGTTATCGTTCTGGATCAGCTGTTGCGCTCGCGCGTAAATGTTGGCCGGATCGGCTGCCAGGTGCGGATTGCGATAAATCCAGTCAAGCAGCGGATAATCAAAATCTAGGTTCTTGAACCCGTACATTTCTATACGGTTGACCCGGCACCACTCAAGCCACTCTATCAGCTGCGGCAGCTGGTTTTTCCGGAAGCTGATTTCGAACGTTATCGCCACGTCAGGCGCGCTCAACAGCGCATAGCTGCACGTGAAGCAGTTCGGATAGGTTTCCACATCATAGCCAACGGCCAACGGTGGGAATATCTCTGTCATGATCAACCCTATGAAAGAAATTGGGCGGCAGTGCTTTGGCCACTGCCGCCCTGCTCAACGCGCAACCCCGGAACGCATTCACCGGGGATGAGGGGTCGCGGTGAGCTTACTGATAGATGGGGTTGCCATCGGGCTGCCAGCCGTAAATCGGCCACTGCGTGCCGTTCGCGTCCGGAGCGGAATATTGGTAGATCGGCCGTTGCCCATTATAGGCAACCGGCGCCTGCCCGCGAGCGATATCATAGGCAGGCGCCGGAGCCGGGCTAATAGGGGATACAGTCGGCGCCGGGGCGGGTGCCGGGGTCGGCGCAGGGGCTACCGGGGCAGGCGCCACAGCGGGCGCACTGGTCGGCACGGGGGCGGGGGCGGGCGCCGAAGGCGTAGGATAGCCGGGCGGCAACGGGGCGGCCGGAGCCGGTGCCAACGCCTGCGGCGTAGGGGTCGGCGCCATCATCGGAGCCGGTGTCATTGCCGGAGCGGCGGGGCCGGTGCCAACGCCCGGAGGAAGCGGGGCGCTCGCGCTCACCACCGGCATGGCCGATGCACCCGGAGGAAGCGGAACGTTCGTCGGCGCGTTGCCAAACATCTGCATGGCGTCGGGGCCGTTGAAGATTTCTTCACCGAACGCGATCCACTCCACACCCTGCGGGTTGATGTAAAGGCCGGGCGTCTGCGAAACCGTTGCAGCTGCGTGGCCATCGATTTTCAACCCGACGCGCACGAAGTGCCCGCATTTCAGTTCATCGGGGTTCATCACGTCGAAGCCGCCTTGCGCGTTGCGGCGGAAAATGTTCGGCGGCTGGAACTCGGTGCTGACGGAAAGGATCATGCACCCGGCCATGCCCGGCTTTTCGCGATATGGCTTGCCGTTGGCGTCAAGGGCGCTGTCGCCATCCTTGAACTTCCAAGCAAACTTCGGGTTGTTGTTGCCGGGCACGTCGGCGGCAGCTTGCGCCATCGCCTGGCTGATCGGCTGCCATTCTGCCTTGGGCACGGCAATGGCAAAGAACCACTGCATGACGGGCTTGCCGTCCTTGAACACCGGCTGATTGTTGTTGTCGGTTTTCTGCTTCGCCTTGGCCGGATGGCCTTGCACGATCCGGACAATGCCGGTGGTAATCATTACGGATGCCATGATATCCCCTTTTGGTGATGGCAGGTTTAACCGAACAGCTTCTTTGCTCGGTTATTGAGGTTCCGACGCACCAGCTTTTCACCGGTTGTCGGTCGATATGTGATCATTTCCACGATCTTTTCCGGCGCACCGCGTCGGATCATTTCGGTTTTCGATACCAGCTTGGTATCTGTCACGTCAACGCCCGTGAGCACTTTCAAAAGCGCAGGGTCTTTGAACTCCGCTTTAACTGCGTAGTGCCCATAGGTCTGTTCAATGACGTAATCACCGACAGATTTGCCCTGCCTGATCCGCACCTTGGCAAGTTCGGTGAGCGCTTCACCCCATAGGGATAGGGCATCAACCGCGCGATCAACCGTAACGAGCGCTTGGCGGATATCTTCTTCGCTCATATTGTCGCGGTGGATCGTTTGCGATACTACGTCAACGGCATTGAACGCTGCGGCACGCGCTGCCGGGCAGAATGCCAGGGCAAGGCATTTGGAGCAATGTGGCCCGCTCGCAAGCTGCTGCGGCTGATCCACGAAGAACCGGCTTAGCCAGCCGTGAAGCTCGCGGAGATAGTCACCGTCAATGATCCATTCACGGCGCTTGCCGTCCGGATGGAACGGGCGCGGCTGACTGATCGCGAGCACCACCGTTGCCGGTGTCAGACCATAGTGGATCATCGCACCAATCGCATCAGCGATCAGCGTCCAATTCATTTCGGCTTCCACCAGCCGATAGCCATACTTGAAATCTTCGATGAACAGCGTGTTGGACGCACGTTCGAAGGCGACGAAATCCGGGCGGCAGCCGATCCGGGCGCCGGGCACTTCAAAGCTTACGTCGTTTTCAACCCACGTTGACGTATCGGGATCATCGTTATAGGCGCCGCAGAATTCGGTGTAGGTGGTGACATGCTCCGCCATATCTGGCGTAACGTAAACACCGCCTGGCGTCTGGCGTTCAACCCACTCAAGCGGATCGTTGAACCGACCCGAATTCACGGAAGCCGCGACGAAGTGCGCCGCGATCCCCTCTTGTTGATCGATGGTCGGCATGCTGGCAGCCGGAGACAATCCGGCTGCCATTGTGACCGACGCATTGCACGCGATCACGCGCGGCAAATTGACGGCTTCGATATTGATCATCAGAGTTTCTGATCAACCTGCAACTGCGCGTGGAACGTCGGCACCAGTTCCGGCTTGGCAGCCAAATCCTGCACGCCGGTGATCCCGTACTTGTTGCAGATCAGCGCCAGATACTCGGTGGTGATCTTGCCGGAAGCCATGCCAGCGGTGATCGCCTGCATGACGGTGAGCAGCGTGGGGCCGGTGGGCGCAGCTGCGGCCGGGGTCGGCGTCGGCTCCGGGGTAGGCGTGGGGGTCGGAGTAGGTGCCGGAGCAGCAGCGACGGGCGTCGGCGTGGGTTCCGGGGTGGGCGTGGGGGTAGGCGTCGGCACCGGTGCAGGCGTGGGTTCCGGGGTCGGGGTAGGCGTCGGCGTGGGGGTCGGAGTGGCGGCAACGGTCGGCGCCGGAGCAGCCTGCGGCACGACACCGAAGCCAGCCGCGCGAAGCTCGGCAATCACGCCGTTGACAAGGTTGGGATCAAGCCCCTTCTGCTTCCGCCAGGTGCCATCTTTGTTCACGTTCTTGGTGCCAGCGTGAATGCGGGCATCCCACGGGAAGCCTTCGCGATCCAGCGTGGAGCCGACCGGAGCCGGGGCGCCGTTGTCGCCATCGTCGCCATCGTCATCAACCAGATCACCGTTGCCGGAAGGCGTCGGGATCGGGGCTGACGTGGCTGCGGTGAGCGCGCCGGATGAAGCCGACGAATTCAGAAGGGCGGAGATTTCACGCAGAATGCGCATATCTCCGGGGTTGGTGGGCTCGCCTTCTACTTCGATACGGAATTTCATGGGTTGGTGCCTTTCATCGGCGTTGGAAAATCGACCATTGGCTTGTAGGGTAAGCTTGACAATCAGGCAAGCGAATTTTAACAGAAGTTCAGAAGTTGGGAAACCTCATGAAATTCACAATTCCTTGCCACGTCTATTCACGATTGGTGAACGGCGCTTTGCCGGTTGGATCGCTAGCAGCCGAAGGGCATTCACGCCCCGGATTATCATCAATCTTGCTGGAACGCGTAAAAGGGAAAGCCGTTGCAGTCGCAACGAATGGCGGAATTCTCGCTTGCGACTATCTCGGCATTGATGGTGAAGCGGATGGCCGGTGTGCCATCACGATTGATCCGATCCTTGTCACGCTCGCGCTCGCTGCGCCAGATGCCGTCATTACCGTAACGCCAGCGCCGGAATGGACGTTCATTGAAGTTGAAGGCGTAGCGCTCTACCCTGGCAACGGTGGTGTGGCGATGGCGCCGGAGTGGGATCGATGGCGCGAGCTTATCCCCACTGAGTTTCCGAAGAAGCCGCTTGGCGCGCTTGCGTTCAGCTGCGAGCACCTATCCTTGATGGGCAAAGTCGCGCCGTCCGGATGGGTGGTGCTTCCCAAAACCTATGATGGCAGTATGCCAGTGCTTTGCAGTGATGTTCTTGATCCGGATTGGTTCGGGTTGTTCCTACCGATCAGCGATAAGAAGGCACAAAAAACCGTCACATCAGCTGAAATTCCGGAGTGGATTAAATGAAACCCGTCAAGTGTCTCACGGTTGAAGGCGACTGCGTGCGCGCCTGCATCGCATCATTGCTGGAACTCAATCCGCTGATGGTGCCCGACTTCTTCGCGGATGGTGTTCACGCCATCCAAGGTTGGAAAGCGGTTGACGACTTCCTCAAGCCAATGAAGCTCAAGATAGCGCAGATTGGCTATCCGGCTGCCGACCTTCCGCTTGATGATTTCATCATGGCGCTGGCAGTGGCCAACCCCGGCATCACCTTCATGCTCACCGGCCAGGCACCATCCGGCCGAAACCACATGGTGCTGATTTGCGACGGCAAGATTGTTCACGATCCGTCGTGGTCGAATACCGGGCTGACGGCACCGATTGGCGGTGACTTCCCAATGTGGCGGTTGTCGCTGCTTACGCCGGTGGTGTAATGCCCGCACCGGCGCCACGCCCGTATCAAGCGGGCATGATCCAAGGCATCTATGACGCATGGGGCCGGGGCACACGCGATGTGCTCGGTGTGCTGCCTACTGGTGGCGGCAAATCCGTGATCGTGAGCAACATTGCGGCAAACGATGCCCGCGATCCGGGCCAGAAAGCCGTCATTGCTCACCGCCAGGAACTAGTCGGGCAGCTGTCATTGCACGTGGCACGCGCCGAAGTTGAACACCGCATCCTAGCTCCGCGCAACGTGGTGGCATTCATCACGGCATTGCAGCGCCGCGAATTCGGTCGAAGTTTCGTCAATCCATCGGCGCCGACAACGGTTGCAGGCGTTGACACGCTGGTGTCACGCAAAGAAGAACTCGAGCAATGGGCTAAGCAAGTCAGGCGTTGGACGGTTGACGAAGCGCACCACGTGCTGCGGGCGAACAAGTGGGGCACTGCGGTTGACATGTTCCCCAACGGTTGGGGCTTGGGTGTCACTGCATCACCGAAGCGCGCTGACGGTCGCGGGCTCGGCATCCATGCTGATGGCGTGTTTGGTGAAATGGTCGAAGGCCCGACCATGCGCGAGCTTATCAATATCGGCGCGCTCACCGACTATCAAATTGCCGTAGCTGCATCCGACTTTGACGTTGAAGCGCTGCAAGTCACCGATAGCGGCGATTTCTCACCGAAGCAGATGCGTGAGGCTGCCCATCAGTCGCACATCGTCGGTGACGTGGTTGAAGAATACATCAAGCTTGCCTACGGCCTGCCCGGCATCACGTTTGCGACCGACGTTGATACAGCTGTTGACATTGCAGCGCAGTTCAACGCGCGAGGCATTCCGGCAGCTGCCATCAGCGCGAAAACGCCTGACGCGATCCGAAGCGATATGATTGATCGTTTCCGCAACGGGCTGTTGTTGCAGCTGGTGAACGTTGATTTGTTCGGTGAAGGCTTCGACCTTCCGGCGCTCGGTGTGGTGAGCATGGCCCGGCCAACTGCTAGCCTGGCGGTGTATCTGCAACAATTCGGGCGCGTTCTACGCCCCTACCCTGGCAAGCTCTATGGGCTGGTGATCGATCACGTGAGCAATTGGAAGCGTCACGGGCTGCCGGATCGTCACCGTGTTTGGTCGTTGGATAGCGTTGACAAGCGCAGCAAGAAAAAGACCGATCCCGACGAAATCCCCGTGCGCGAGTGCCAGGCTTGCCACCGTGGATATGAAGCGATCTTCCGGAAATGCCCGCATTGCGGTTATCAGCCGGTGCCGCAGGGTGGCGGGCGCTCGGTTGAACAGGTTGATGGCGACCTGATGCTTTTGGATGCTGCGTTGCTGGCGGAGCTTCGGCAGTCGATCATCTTGCCTTCGGCGGAGAAGGTTGCCAGCCAAGCCGCCTACCTCAAGGGCAACGGGATCGGTCGGCTTGTCGGTGAGCGCCAGGCGGAGAAGATCAAAACGCAAAGCGTGCTGCAAGAGGCGATTGCCATTTGGGCAGGCTATGAACGCGCTCGCGGCGCTGATGATGCTGCGATCTATCGGCGGTTTTTCCATGCCACCGGCACCGACGTGTTGACGGCACAAACGATGGATCGCAAGGAAATGGAAATCATGGCCGGGGAGGTTCTAGGATGGCTGACACGGTGAGAACATACCGCTGCACCAAGTGCTATCGGCATCTTCCGCTTGATCGGTTCGAACTCCGGAGCGACAAGGGGCATAGGGATAGGCGCCGGGGCACATGCAAGGATTGCCGCTCGCTCGCTGCGAGGCGATGGCGCAAGGCGCATCCGGAAAAGGTGCTGGAATACCGGTTGCGAGCCTACGGCAAGTTCAAAGCGCAGCCGATAGAAACGCAGCGGATATTCAGAGATAAGTGGCGGGGCAATGACAAACGAAGAAAGATGGCCGAAGCGAACCGACGTGCCGCCGATCTTGATCCAGCACGACGGGAAATGGTTCATCCGGGTTTGTGATGGCCCGATCATCATAGATGCGCCGGTTGGTCAATTCTTCCTGGCGCGAGTATTTGAGCAAGTCGTTATGCCGGAGCTTCGGAAATGAAGGAAACACCAGTTCAGCAGCACGTGCGGCTTGAAGCGGGCTATTCCAATATCATGCTTTGGCGCAACAACGTCGGTGTGCTGCCGGATCGTGACGGGCGCCCCGTCCGGTTCGGGCTCGCCAATGAAAGCGCCAAGCAGAACAGCGAATTCAAGTCATCCGACTTGATCGGCATCTATCCGATGCTGATAACCCCGGCAATGGTTGGGCGAACGGTTGGCGTTTTCATCGCGCCGGAGACTAAGCACACCAGCTGGCACATGACGCCTTCGGACGATCACGCCAAGGCGCAGCTTGCGTTTCATGACGTAGTGCGGCAATACGGTGGATTGGCGGGGTTCGTTCGCTCGCGCGAAGAATTCCACATGATGCTTGCTGGCGTCATCTTGAGGGGCTGACTATGCAGCGCGGCGAACAGACACGGCGCAAGATCATCACGGCGTGCATCATGCTCGCGCGCCAGGGCATGACAGCTGTCACGGGCTCGGCAGTGGCCGAACTCACCAACATGTCGCACCCGGCTGTTAGCTACCATTTCCGGAGCAACACGGCGCTGCGCAAGGCTGCGGCCGAAGCGGTGATAGAGGCGCGCGACCCGGAAGCCATTGCGCGCCTGATCCTTGACAAGCACCCCATCTGCGACAAGCTCACCCGCGAGGAACGGCGCCGGTATCTTGAAGCTGCTGCGGGCTAATACCATTCATCCGGATCATAGAAATCATCTTCGTAATAGTCTTGGTGAACCTGTTCGTTTGCTTCGCGTTCGATCCGCTCGGCAAGCGTCAAGTCGTCACCATACCATTTCCGATCCCATAGGCAGCGGTGAACCATGATCCCACCGACCACCGGCCGGAAGTCAATCAGCCACTCAACGCTTTGAATGTTGATGACACCACCGCTGCCCGGATCATCCCAACCGTTGCCTTGCTCCGGGTATTCCTCCCAATCATACTCAACCCGGAAATATTCGTGATGGCTCCCAATCTCCGGAAACCATAGAGCCACTGTGACTTCACCGCCCCGGCTCATTTGAGGATATCCGCCAATGCCGCTTCAATCCGGCTGATGGTGGTGCGCGCCGACTGCGTTGCGAACCCAAGCGCATCTTCGGGGTTGTCGGCGCTTTCGATGAACTGCACGGTTTGCTGACGGATCAGCACGCCCGGTTCAATCCAAGCCATGTAGGTGGTTGGGCCAGGCGGATGCTGGCGGTAATCATGATGAACGCTGATCTTCGTTTCACCCTTAGTCACTGAGACATGCCACCGGCCACCGCTTTCTTGAATGAGCGGTTCCCATCCATCGCCCATCCGTGCCGCGAGCGTATCACCTTCGATCACCGCAACGTCATAGTCGGCTTTCTTGCACTTGAAGCCGCAGCGCGGTGAGCAATACACCAACCCGTCGGCGCTAAGAACGGGCGTCCAATCCACACTTGCCATAATGATCAATCCTTTCGTCAGCTGAGCTTGTAGCGCAGCCAATTGATGAATGCCAGCCCGGTATAAGTCACCGGCACATAGCGGAAACCGCGACGGATCAGGAACAGCGACCACCTGGCAGCTGCGTTGGCTGTGATCAACCCGCGACCCATGCGCGACGTGAAGGCGCTAGGCACGATATGACGATACGTCACATCGGCGTTGTCGTGCCAGTTGTGCCGGGCATAGTCTGCCTGAAAGCGCTTGCTCATGGCATAGTCGTCAAAGCCGAACACTTCCGCTTCGGAGCCGACCGACCAAATTTCAGGTGGCACCAGCTTGTTGCGATTGGTGGTAATGAACGTGTCGCCAAGATATGCCGTTGCAGCTGAGTTAGCGCGCCAGATTTCGGACGGCTCACCATGCTTCAACCCGTGGCACATCACCAGAATGTCAAAGTCAGCCAATGGCAGCGCTTCGATATCCTTCACCAGCATGTCACGCAAACTGACGGTGTAGACTGTGGCGCCAGCCTTGACCAATAGCGCAGCCATGCAGTTGCCGAACGCTCCGCCAAAGCCGGTGAGCATCACGCGCTTGCCTCGCAGCGCTACAGCTGTGCCCATGATCATGTCAAAGACGTTGAGGAAGCTGGAATAGAACCCCATCGGGTTGATGTGGTGCATGGCGTGATAGCTCGCGTTGACCATGAACACACCGCGCTTGCCGTGAAGCCGATCCATCGCCATGTGGAACGGGTCCATGCCCTCACCGACGATCCGGAAGCCGAACAGCACGGTATGGATCGCCACGATGATGATCACTGCGATTGGCTCCACGAACGGGAAGAACACGACGGTGCCGCCGACGCTGGTAAGGTACTCCGGCAGCAGATGCGCCCAAAAGTTCCGCCAGGCTAGTTCCGGATGAACCTGCATCTGCTTATCCAGAAAGTCGTGGTGAACCTGATGCCAGCTGGAAAACGTCCGCAGGATCGCCCACCGCGAGCGCTGCCACCGATGCAGCAGCCAATGCACCACGTCAAAAAGCGTCGTGGAAATGACGAACAGCAGGGCCATTTGCACGATAAGCGCAGCGATATAGTATAACATTTCAGGTTGCCTCTATGGTCTCAATGAGCGCTTCGGCCAGCTTGGCGGAGTAGAAAGTTTTGGCCCGCAACGCTTCGTCTTGGGTGAAAATATGCAAGTCGGGTTCGTCGGAAGGCACGTAGGATGCCGGGCCAACCGCTTCCATTTTGGGGTTCTTGCGCACGACATACCGCCGCATGAAGTCGTGTGGTTGCTTGCCGTAATCCTCAATGATCCACGGCGTGTGCATCAGCAAATCCACGATGCGAGGCTTGAGCGCTTTGCGCTGCTGATCGTTTAGCTTGATGGTCACGGCGTGCCCCTTCCGGTGAGCTTGAGCCAAAGCTTGGCGATCCTGCCGGGCTCCGGATGACGAAGCGACGGGCGCCCGTCCGTGGTGGTCGCGCTGTTGACGATGGTGTCAAAGCTAAACCCGATGTTGCCAAGCGTTTCGGTGTTGCCACACTGCCCGCAGTTGCCGCCGCAGGTTGAGCACACGGGGCGCCCATCCTTGATGACATATTCACCGGACGCTATCCGGTTGGCGATCTTCTGCCGGAAGTATTCTTGCGATCCATATTCCGGTTGCTCGCTCATGTCTTGTGCTCGGCAACGTAGTGGTCGGCAAGATCGGCCATCCGCGCCAGTTCCTCGCGTGCCAGCTGCTTGCCCGTGGGCGTGCCGTTGGTCAACGCTTCGATCATGACGGGCAGCATTGCCTTCCACGTCGGCGTTACGTCAATCGTGCCGACGTATCGCTTTCCAGCGTTGTTCGGCGGTGGCATCAGCGCATCGTCAGCCATTTCACTTCACCCGCACTTCTACGGCTTTGATCGTGGCGGAGCCGACGCCTTCGTTGATCGCCATGCGCGGGCTGGCAGCGGTGGCGAAGCTGTCAAGCAGCTTGCTGACGTTGCCGCGCGCTTCGGCTTCGGTGTGCGCCGTGGTGAGCACGTTGAGAAAAGCGCCCATCGGCGTTTCAACCTGAACTTCATAGAGATTGAACATCACAAACCCCTTTCGTGAGTGATGAACCTACTTAGGCGCTTTCAACCCTTCCGTCAATCACGAAGATACCAGTAATCAGCCCGAACTGTCGGAACCGTGTGCGGCTCATGATGGGGCTTGCGTTGCCTGGTAGGAATTGGCGACACGATGGGATCGGGGGCGCTCGCCTTGATGCCGCTCCGCACCGGGATTAGTGGGCGCTCGGCATGGAAATCACGTGTTACCCCGATGTGCCCGCAGGCCATGCACTTGCCGTCGCCCGAACCAAGCGGATAGCCGGTGTGGATGTAGCCAGAACCGCAGTTGGGGCAAACGGGCAAGCTCATGAGCGCGGCCGGATCGCTTCGGAGCTTGTGGCGCCGATGATGAAGGGGCCGGGCTTGATCATTCCGCCGCGAGCGAACCGCACCAGTTCGTTATCAAGCAGCGATGGCCCGATGATCGGCGGAAAGATCATGAACTTTGGACGTGGCGGTTCACCTAGCGCTTTGCGGGCATTGTCGATATCCGTGACCATCTGCGCCATGTCAGAGCTGCCGGTGGGATAGATACCAAGCGCCTTCTTTAACGCTTTGTATGCCCACTGACGGGCGTAAGGCGTGGTTGGTAGAGCCATCACATTGCCTGCAAACGTTGGCGTTTCGCTTCATCGTGAGCAAACGCAACTGCGTCGTCAATCGTGGTGAATGGCTTGCCGCTGTGATTGTGCCAAAGCGGGGCAACGTCTGGCGTCCAAATCATGAACCCGTTGCCGATAAGATCGCTTGTGACACGATACTTGGCGGTGCCGTTAGCTTTGCGGAGCGTCTGGCGTGAAACCGGATGGCTTGCCGGAACCGCCGCGATATCGGACGCCAGCGGAATATCATCGCTTGCCGACCATATGCGCGCTTCGGTCACTGCTTCTTCACGGGTGCGATACCGACCGATGCCGGTTTGCTGCACGTCACGGTAATGGCCTAGCCGCGCGCCATTTGGCCCGTGGGTTTCAACGTTCACCGTGTGAACTGCTGCCCATCCGGAGCCAAGGCGGCTCACTTCGATCAGCGGCGTGTCGGTGGTTTCGTATGGTTCCCCCGGCTTGCGCATCATCCGCGCTCCCACACCGGGCCATAGTCGGCAACCACCTGGCGCACGGCTTCTTCGTCACCGACGAACACCGGCACTTGCGTGATGCCACCGAACACGGAAAGGAAACACTTGCCGTCGTTGGCAATGATCGCTTCCAATTCCTCACGGGTGAACTGCCAGCACGACACAATGACTGCGCCGTTTCGGAAGCAGTAGAGCGTTTGCACGTCGCCTTCGCGGCCGGGCGGGGCGGTGAGCGCCGTATTGGCGCCGTTGAAGTTTACAGCTTGAGCCATGTTATGCCACCTTCTGAGCTATGCCGCCGCACTCCGGGCAGACGGGCGTTCCGAATGTCGATTTGCACTGCGGGCAGCTGTAGCTTGGCCCGACAAGCTTCGCGTCGATTGATGCCATCAGCTTAGAAAGCGGAATGGCTCCGGCGCCGTCGCACGTGCCGCATTTACCGGCCGGATCGTCCGGATGCCCGACGAAGCCGAACCCGTTGCACGTCGGGCAATCAACAGCATCATCAACCGTTGGCGACGTGATGGCAGGCAGCGCCGGAGCGGTGCGCATGGCAAGATCAATCTTCATCGCCATGTCAATGGCCTGCGCCATTTCAACCGCTTGCTGCACTTCGGCTGCGAGCTTGGCAGCTGTTTCCGCGTCGGCATCGGGCTTCTTCCGGCCAAATGGCGTGTGCAGCTGCCTGGCGCGATCTTGATCGTGCTCGCCACCGGCGCGGAACCGATACCACGGCGCTGCCTTCTGTTCGTCGGTGGGCACCGTGTGCAGGCCACGCTTGGCGATCCATGCCCGGCACCACTCCAACCCGCCAGCGCGCATCGGGAAGTGATCGGGGTGGATATCGTCATGAACCTGCCCCTGCACGTCTACCCACTCCGCCGACCAATAGGACGGCGTGTCATGATCATCAGCGATCAGCTGCAAGCACGTGCCGTCGTTGAGGAAGTGATAAACGTCGGGGCCTTTGATCGTGACCCAATTGCCAGATGCAGGGCCGAAGCCGTCGCCAGTCTGTTCATATGTCATAGCGGTTGCATATCCTTGATCAACTGTTCTGCGCGTTGCGTGTCATAACGCCGTTGCAGAAAGTTTTTCAACCCTGTTTTTGTGCCAAACTGTTTCCAGCTTTCGCCGCGTTCCGGTTCGGGTTCAAAACCGTACCAGATGCGCCGCACGCCGTTCTGCGTTCTGATGAAGCCATATTCCACATATGGCGCGCTGCGCTTGGCACTCATTGCCCGTTCAACTCCGCTTCGGTGTACGGCGCATCCGGGCTCTTTGCGGCCGGAAACAGCGTGGGGAACTCCGCGCGGAGCTTATCAACCTCACCAGCGTTCGCCAGGGTGAGGAAGTGCCGCAGCTGTTTGTCATCCTCAAGCGTGCCAGCGAACGTGAGGATATTGCCGAATGCCATCATTTTGGCGCTCACAGTCTCATAGTCGGATTGCAGCTGGTTGAACGCGCGGGTGGTCTGCCCGATGCCGACCTTGAGCGGGTCAATGATGCTGTTGGCATAGGCTTCCAACCACCCGGATAGCCAGTGCTGGCGGCTCACGGGCTTGTCGGCGCCGATGGGGCAGGCGAATGCACTCACGCCGTTCATGAAGTCATCCCGGCCATGCTTGATCGTCGCGTTGAGCGCCAGGGCGGGCTTGCTGTCGCGGAACTGATCCGACGTGTAAAGGATGCGCTCCGCTTCGGCCACCGCTTCGGGTCGCATGAAGTGCGCGCGTCCGGTAACGGCAGCATCGTTCAGGTAGACGCTGAACTTGCCGGGGTTATCTTCATTCGGACGCTGCCGACGAACTTCGACCTTCCCCATTTCGCCAAGATCAATGTGAAGATCAAGCTTGCCGTAGCCGTCGCTTTTCGATTTCTCCCACGGTAGAATTGCATCTTTGCGGGTGTTCGCTTCGCCCATTTCATTTGCCCCTTAGTTTGGCTGCCCTGCGGCGTTCGTGACGGTTGGTGCGTTTCGGTGGCGGCTCAACCGTCACAGCGTTGTAAATCTGTAGATCAAGCTCACGCGTGATCCGTTGTGCATCGGCGGTGATCTTGGCGGCAAGCTGCGGATCATACATGTGCCCGTAAGGGCTGCTTGCTGCGATCTTCATCGCGCTCATGTCGGCTTGGTCAAGCAGTTCGCGAGCGTGGGTGAACACTTCGATGCCGGGCGGCTTCGGGCCACGTCTGCCATCATAGCTACCAGCTTCGATATCGAACACCAGCGACTTGCCCACCTGGCTGACATACGTGCCGTCGATAATCTGCTTGATGATGGCCTGATCATCCAACGCGTTCAGGAACTCGCGCTGATAGGGCCACAAGCCATCTTCGCCGCGCTGCGTCATTCCCGCTCGCCTTCCACGTGGTTCCAGATATCACCGGGCACGCCTTCGCGGTATGTCGCCACGCGCCAACCGTCTTTGTCGGTCGGGTCGGTGAAGATGGCCACCACGAAGCTGCCAGACACCGGCAACGGCTGTGATGATACACCGACGCGCTCCACAAGCGCAAAGTCTTGATCGGCTTCACCGTCGCTGATTGGCGTGCTGGCGTTGATGCCGTCCGGATACCAGACGAACAGCGCCCCGCCCGGATCAACCAACCCATCAGGGTTGACGTTGACGAACTTGTCATCCTGACTGCGGGCGATGTTGAAGATCATGCCGTTGCGCGATTTCCACCAGCCAGGCGCCAGCTTAATGCCATCGGGGAACGGTGGCGGGTTAGGTGCAACTACGGTCATGCTGAAACCCCATTGGCAATCATGATCGCGACAATGACGATCACGACAGCCCAAAAACTTAGAAAATTGGTGATGGATACGGGCGGCATCACAGCACGCCGATGGTGACTGGCGCCGCACACTCGCGATAGCGCGGCTCAAGATCGCTGGCGGGCGTTCCGACTGGCACAGCTGACTGTGACGGCATCAACGCGAAGAACCGGCCGGTGCCCGCCCACGTAACGACATTGGGCAACATCCCCGGCACCGGGCCGCGGGGAAGCGACCACACTGCGATTTCTTCGCCCTTGTTGTCGATCAGATGAATGGTAATGTTGCGCATGGCGCTTTGAACCTTTGTCTTAGGGTTGAATTCCGGATCAACCGGAAACATCACGTAGTCGCGGCAATCCTCCAAATAGGGGTGATGCCTGCCGCACTCCGCGCACATTGTGTTGTATAGATCGCCCATGATTGGCGCTCCGGTTGGGTAAGGTGGTGCCCGGCTCAACGCGGGGGCGCAGCGGAGCCGGGCACCTAGCGGCTATTGCTTCGGGGGTTGAAGCAGGCCGCTATTCGCGATCCAGATAGTCACGCACCAGATCATCAACCTTGATCGTGATGCCGGTGGCGATGGCGAACGTGTTGACGAAATCCTGCGCATCCTTGGCGATGGCTTCGCGGTAAGCTTCGGCGCCGACACGTTCGATGATGTCGATGGTGGGAGTGCCGACCTTGGCCACCAGTGCGTTGCGTGCCGGATGCTCATAGTTGAAGAACAGATCAGACACCGCAGCGAGCCGGGCAACGTCACCCGAAGGATCGGCGGGCACCACGACAGCCGGGGCGCCGGGTTCACCGATCGAAAACAGCAGATGGGGCCACCGGGGGCGCATTTCCACAACGTCGGAAGTGCTGTCATGATAGCCCCACAACTGCCCGCCATAGCTGATCAGCACATCATCACCCGCGAGCGTTTCAAACGCCGCGTCGGTGATATCGCAGATGCCAAGCTGCAAGTCGTTGTCGTCAACGAAGCTCACTGTTTTATTCGCCATCACGAACCCCTTTCGTTTGTGGTTTGGCACTACCTACTTATTGAGCGCTTCGGGCGTTGTCAACCCTTCGAATTGCTTGAGCGTGTAGAATTCGAATTCCTCAAGATCGCGCCCCATATCGATCCTGATCAAATCTTCGGCGTCCTGGCGCTTGAGTTTCAGCGGCGGCAGCCCCACCATGAACAGCACCAACCGCCCCTTGCCGTCGTTGCGCCGGAGCCAGTGCCCATCGCGTTTACGCATCACCACGACTTCTTCATATGGGCGCGGCAATCGGAAGGTGATTTCGACGCCGTTCATCTTGAACGCTTTATCCGGGCGTGGCGGATCGCTCATATCAAGCGTTGTCATGATGCGAATATCACCTTGGAATTCCATCCACTCCGGCATGGTGCCTTCGATGGTGATCGCGCCTATGCCGCTTCGGTAGGCGGTGAACGCTGCGGTGGCGATCTTGTCATATATCGCGCTGTTCATGACACACCTAACCCGAACCCGGCCAAGCCGATCAACACGATGCCCGTAATGAGCAGCAGAATAGAATTCCATCCTTCGCGCCGGGTTTGCGGAGCGTGTAGCCCATGAACGACGGCATAAGCGCCGCAGCGGAGCGCTGAACGATGTGCAGCCGCGATGATCAACAACGCGCCGATGGTAAGCACCGCTGCGGCGATGATCATTCTTCGACCTGCTGCACGATGAAATAGGCGAAGCTTTCAACATAGATCGCCCGCCCTTCCTTGTCGGTGATCGGCTCCGCACCGTTGCGGCTCGCGCTGAACACGCGATCACCCCACATCAAAACGTCGGGTGGCGGAGTGAAAGGCGGAATGGTGAACGCCGCGACGAACGCAGCTTTGGAAGCGAACTTCTCATGAGGAATATAGAGCGCTATACGCATGCTGATTGCCCCTAGTGTCATTTTGAGTGGCAGACACCTAGCCCTAGTGGCATTGACCACCGAAGCAGGAAGCTATCAGGATGCCTGCCCGGCTTCAACAATTATGTGTGTGATCGTGTGTGATCGTGGTTGACGGGTGGGGCCGAAGCAGCTTACCGAACGGCTGCTAGTTTGGGGTGTTGCATGTCTGGCGATCAATTGCGCATGGGCGATCTTACCGCCCGGTTTCACGTTACGCGTTGGACGGTTCACCGTTGGATCAGGGAACTAGGGTTTCCGCCCGGCGCCGCATGTGTCGGCAGCAAGGGCAAGGTGTGGGAAGCCGCCGACGTTGAGGCGTGGAAAACTGCCAACATCCTGCCAGGATTGCTAGACGATGATCCGGCCGGGCAACCGCAATGACGGTGCTATACAACGAGATTGATCCTTTTGCAGCTGCGTGGCTGCGTTGGCTCATAGCCATTGGCGAGATCGCTCCGGGTGTGGTCGATACACGATCCGTTGAGGATTTGCCGCCATCATACTTGATGGAATTCACGCAAGTTCATCTGTTCGCTGGCATTGGGGTTTGGAGCTATGCACTACGCTGCGCCGGATGGCGTGATGATCAACGCATCTGGTCGGCGTCATGCCCTTGTCAACCTTTCAGCGAGGCAGGCAAAGGCGCAGGGTTTGACGATGAGCGGCACTTGTGGCCCGCAGTCGATTGGCTCATTGAGCAGTGCCAGCCTGCAATCATCATTGGTGAGCAAGTTTCAAACGTCAGTGCGTGGCCGTGGATCGATCTTGTTCAAGCTGACGTGGAAAGAATGGGTTACGCCTTCGGGTGTCTGTCGTCACCGGCTGCAAGCGTCGGCGCTCCGATCCCCCGGCACCGCGTTCATTGGGTGGCCAAGTCCGATAGCGAGCGACTGGAAAGGATCAGTCAGCCTGCAACGCGCTTTGGATCGCTGGCAGTTGAGCAAGCGCGGCGTGAGATTGCCGGAAGAAGCGGTGCGCCAGTTGTCGGGGTCGGCTCGCTTGTTACAAGCGAGCCGACTAACAGCAGATGGTCGGATGCTGATTGGCTCCAATGCCGGGATGACAGATGGCGCCCGGTTCAACCCGGCACATTCCCGTTGGTTGATGGGGCTGCCAGCGACGTGGGACGATTGCGCGGCTATGGCAACGCTATCAATGCAGACCACGCCATAGCGTTTATTCAGGCGGCATTGTCATGAGTTATTTGGATATCGATCAGGCACGGCGCTTTGTCGTTGCGATCACCGGCAGCGGTGACACGGTGTGCGATTTCCGCATGCTGCACGACAAAGATAAGAGCGTGCCTGGCGTGGCATTGCGCGGCACTTTGGATCAGGTTGCCAGCAGCATTGAGCTTTACCAGTCGCGCGGCTATGGCGCGTTCATGGTGATCAATCAGAGTGATGGCACTGGCCTGCACATCACCAACATGGTGAATGCTCGCGCTCACTTCTATGACTATGACGTTGAAGATAGCGAGTGGCAGACGTGGCGCGCTGCGAACCTTTGGGTTTGCCCACCTACGTTCATGGTGAGCGGTGCCATTCTCGGCAAGCATCACGCCTATTGGGCGCTTGAGCCATACGCTTTGAATGATGGCGTTGGCTTGCAGCGCTTCGAAATGATCCAGCGCAAGCTTGTCACGCAATGGCAATCCGATCCGCCCGTGATCGATGCTCCACGCGTGATGCGCCTGCCAGGTAGCTGTCACCTTAAGGGCAATGAAGCGATCCGCGTCGTGATGCACGATGGATCGGGCTACCGCTACAAGGTTGGCCAGCTGGAACACGCGCTGATCAACGTGAGCGCTTCGGGCGGCACTGCGGAGCGTGTTGAACTCGGTGACGCGTCCAAAGCTGCGCCGTCGTTCGATTGGGCAGTTTACGCGCTCAACAAGGTTGACCCTGGCACGATGGATCGCCTTGAATGGCTCAAGCTCACCGCTGCGTTCAAAACGGCAGCTATGGGCGCTGGTGCTGATGAACCCACTACCCGCATGCTTTGGGATATGTGGTGCGCTCGCTACCCCGACAACAACCTTGGCGAGAATGAGAAGCTTTGGGCATCGATCCGTGACACCAAGACGGGTTGGAGCCACCTAGAGCGCACCAGCGGCGTTGCAGCTGAACGGATGTTTGGTGGTGGCGCCGGGCCAGTGCAGCGCGAGGCAGTGCAGCCACGCATGAACGGTGCCGTGGAGCCGTCACCAGCGCAGCAGGAACAGGCTGCATCGGCACAGCTGCCAATCCCCAAATCGGACGATGAGCGCAAGGCGGAGACTGTCGGGGTTGTCGGCGCTGGCAGTGAGTTTCTGACGCCATCAGAACAGGCGATCTACTTCCGTGGCTGCGTGTTCATTGAGAACATGGGGCGCATCCTGACGCCTAGCGGGCGCTTCATGGATAGCACGAAATTCAACGCCACCTTTGGCGGCAAGAAATTCATCTTGAGCAATAGCGACGGTGCGCAGGCGAGCGACGAAGCTTGGAAGGCTGCGACACGTGGTCAAGCCTTCAACATTCCCAAGGTCGATAGCATCCGCTTTCTACCCTACAAAGAGCCGGGCGAAATCTTCCTTGATGAACTAGGTCGCAGCGCTGTCAACACGTACAAACCGCCGATCATCAAACGCACGCAGGGTGATGTGCGTCCGTTCCTAGACCACCTAGAGAAGCTGTTGCCGATTGAGCGTGACAGGCTGATCCTGTTGAGCTTCATGGCTCACTGCGTGCAGCGGCCGGGGCGCAAGGCGTTTTGGGCGCCGGTGATCCAGTCGGCGGAAGGCGCTGGCAAGAACGTGTTCAAATACACCATGCAGTATGCGCTTGGGGCGCCCTACGTCTACTTTCCCAAGTCGGCGCAGCTGGTCGAAAGCGGCGGCAAGTTCAACGCATGGATGCGCTCAAAGCTGCTGATCATTGCGGATGAAATTCGTACCGACGAACAGCGCAAACTGATTGAAATGCTCAAGGATATCATCACGGAAGAACGCACCGAAGTTGAGGGGAAAGGCGCCGACCAAGACCTTGAGGATAACGTTGCGAATTGGATGATGTTCACCAACTGGCAGGATGCCATTCCGATCACGGAAGGCGCGAGGCGCTATGCGATCTTCTATAGCCAGGTGCAGGATATTTCGGATTTCCATCGGCTCGGCATGATCGGGGATTACTTCCCGAAGCTCTATGCATGGCTGCGTGAGGAAGGCGCCGGGCACATGGCGCAATATTTGCTGAATTTTATGATACCGCATGAATTCGATCCAATGGGCGCGGCACATCGCGCACCAATCACATCATCAACCGGGCAAGCCGTTATCAATAGCCGCACGCGAATTGAGCAACTAATTATGGAAGCTGTTGAAACGGCACAGCCTGGTTTCCGTGGTGGGTGGCTTAGCTCGGCAGCTGTCACGATGCGGCTCAAGGCCATTGGCGAGCGATCCCCGTCACCCCATGCCTTGAGCGAATGTTATAAGCGGCTCGGCTATAAGAAGGTGGCGCGGGCGAATAAGGCATATGCGCAGGAAGATTTTACGCAGCCGCTTTTGTGGAATTTGGATGCCAACAGCCACGTCGGTGATTATGCGCGGCTGCAAGGCTATGAGTGACTGCACCAAAACTGCACCAACGGAATTTGCTTGTGAAGTGGGTCAAAGCCCCGGATCGCTTGGGGTCACTTCACCAACTGCATCAACTTCACCATGTTTTCCTACTCTACTCCCCCACGTGGTATCACCGTATATCCCTATATTCTTCTCTCTCTCAGAGTTAGAAAGTTGGTGAAGTTGGTGAAGTGAGGGGCTGAAACGTCCGGAATGCGGGGCTTTCGGCACTTCATAAGGCTTATGCAAGTTGGTGAAGTTTTGATGAAGTCGATAATTTTGAGCGTCCGAAATCGGAAATTATCCAAGGTTTAGCTTTGGCTTAAGTGTTTGGGATGATATAACGTAACGATTGGGCAAATTTTGCGGGCTGCAATCGGTAAGAGCGCTCCGCGCGCCGTTGTGAAATCGGCGGAGCGATGATATGCAGGAATTGGGCAATGGTGCTCATTACGGAAGGGATGATGAATGTACGTTGATGATTTCGTTGCCAAGCTCGCTAAGCTTGGCTTGATGATTGTGACGGTGCGTGATGCCAATGGCGACAAGCTCGGCACCATCGAATATGACACCGACGATCCATTGAAGTGGATTGAGGAAGATCAGCGCGACGAATTGCAGACGATCCTTGACGATGTGAACACCGATGGCGTGAACTCGGTGATGTTCGAAAGCTTCGACCTTCCCGACGATGCCGCCGACCTGGCAGAGTGGGCTAAGAATTTCGAAAGCGGCAACTACAAGCTGGATACCGACAACATGTCGGGGCTGCTTGAACTCGCGATGGATGCAGGGCGTGGTGAAGCCTGGCACGATATCGACACGCTCATGTTGCCCGATCCAGCCACGCCGATGCCCGAAGAAGGCACGGTGACGCTTGACGCAGCTGAATGGGCCAAGGCGGTGCTTGCTGGCGTTTCGGCGCCGTATCGTGTGCCGGTGTCTCCGACGCTGCTTGCGTCGTGGTTCGCCCTGGCCATCGAAGCGGGTCGGCAGGCCAATCGGGTGCGTGGGCTCAACGCTGATGACGATGAAGCCGCGTTTGACGTGGCGGAAGTCAATACCGTTGAATTCATCCTCAACGGTGACGAAGGCGGTAAGGTCTGGCTGAACGTTGATGGGCGCTGCCGCGCTCGCTTCGGCAAAACTTCCATTGTCATTGTGGAGCAGGGCGGCAACCGCAACGTGCTTCGGCGCCCGGCTGAACCGGAAGTGGCGGTGGAAGCCGACAGCGGCACCGAAGCCAGCGATTGACGAATACGCGCCGGGCGGTGATAAGCTGCCCGGCGCGTAACTAGTGGGGCGTAGTGATGGATCGGGTATCGCAGGGGCAGTTTGATGAAGTCAGCGACACGCTGATTGCCAGCTTGCCCGCGCCTATCGACTACAAGAGCGCCTATGATCAGCTGAAAGCGACCGAACGGGTATTTGTTGACGCGTTCATTGCGTCCGATGATGCGCTTTATGCGATCCGGCAAGCGCGCGCCGATGTTAACGCGAGGATTGAAGCCAAGCAGCCGCATTGCTATTCGTTCGCTTCGGCTCGCGCGCTGGAATACTCCAAACGCCCGTTGATCCAAGCTGCAATTGCGGAGCGCCTGGCCACCATCGCCGCGCGCTATGAACTCACTGCGGATCGCGTGTTGAGCGAGTTGGCGAAAATCGTCTATTCGAACATGGAAGATTATGTTGCCATGAATGAAGATGGCGACCTGACGCTAAAGCTTGATACTGCCACGCGTGATCAAATGGCAGTTGTTTCAGAAATCAAGGTTGAGGAAGTCACCGAAGGGCGCGGCGAAGATAAGCGCACGGTGCGTAAGACCACGTTCAAGCTCCACGACAAGCTTAGCGCCATTGACAAGGCGATGAAGCGCCTTGGCCTGTTCGCTCCGGATAAGCTGGAACTCAGTGGCGTTAATGGTGGCCCGATCCAGACGGACAACACGAACCGCACCGGAGCGCCTGGCGTGCAACCGATCACTTTGGACATGACGCAGGCAGAAGGCGCCAACCGCTATGCGATGGCGTTGCAGCAGCAGCGCGAGGATGAAGAACTATGAAGCTTTGCACCAAACAGGGTTGCGAGCACATCGCACGTTGGAGCGTCGGCTATGTGGTTTGGGCATCCAAGGCGGATAAGCTCAAGGGGCAAGGCTTTGGTGTAACCGGCCAGCTGCTAGAGGTTGTTGTCTGTGATGATCATGTGCCGGAGCAAGTCAGTGAATTCATGACGGATGAGGGCAAGATGATCATCAACAAGGCGTTGCAGAAGATCGGCAAGCCGTGGCCGAAGTGGTCAACCGCCGAAGTCATGAGTTTTCCGCTATGATCATCTGTGAACGTGACGTTGTGCTGGTGATCGGCTACCTTGGGCGCAATCCCGAAGGGCGCGTGATGGATATCGATCAGTGGGGCTTTGCTCACGTGCTGGTCGGGCTGATCGTCGCCTATCGGCATGTCACCACGCTGGTGAAGGTGCGCACCAATGGCTGACGAAAAGGTTGTGAAGATCGCGCCCTATCTGTCGCTGGTGGGTGCTGGCCATCGCTTCGAAGCCGACGAAGTGCTTGAAGGCGCCAAGGGCGAAGAATTCACCACACTGGCCATCCTCGCGGAGAAGGCAGACGGATCACTCTACATCGCTGGCAACGCCAACGCGGGTGAAGTGATGATCCTGATGAAGAAGGCTGAACGCCTGATTGTGTTTGGTGAGCATGATAATGACGGTTAAGCGCATCAACACGCCCTATTTCGATATCAACAAGGCAAATCGCTTCAACTTGCCTATTTGGTGGCTCGGCAAGGTGGTGAACGGCATTCGGCTTGACACCATCATTTTGAACCTGAACAAGCCCGGCTGATGCTTGACCTTTTCGCCTATATTGAGCGCCCACCAGCCCACGTCGCAGTTCGCCCGTGGCGCCCCCGCACGCTCAAGCGCGAGGAATGGGCTAAACGCGACTATCGGCGCGTTTATGCCTGGCGGATGCAAGAGCTTGAGAAGCTGCGCACCGACAAAGAGTATTTTCAACACGCATGGGATTACTACAAGCAGCCAGCCCACTGGCATGAATTCGTTATGGATTGGATGGATACTTACGACCCGCGCAAAAAAGGCGACGATCCCAAGTGGATGCCGTTCGTGCTTTTTGAGCGGCAGGAAGATTTGTTCATGTTCCTCAACGGATGCGTTGGCGACGAACAGAACGGGCTGATTGAGAAGTGCCGCGACATGGGCGCCACCTGGTGCGCCTGCGCCTATTCGGTGTGCATGTGGCTGTTCACTGATGGCGCTGCGGTGGGTTGGGGCTCGCGCAAAGAGCAGTTGGTTGACAAGATCGGTGATCCCGACAGCATCTTTGAGAAGCTTCGCGCGCTGATCGGTCGGCTACCGGCTATCTTCCGTCCGAAAGGCTTCAACCGCAAAGATCACCTTACTTACATGAAGTGCATCAACCCTGCGAATGGTTCAACCATCACGGGTGAGGCAGGCGACAACATCGGTCGTGGTGGTCGCAAAACGATCTATTTCAAGGATGAAAGCGCGCATTACGAACACCCCGACCTGATCGACGCTGCGCTTGGCGACAACACGCACGTGCAGATTGATATTAGCTCGGTGAACGGGTTGGGCAACCTTTTCCACCGCACTGCGGAAGCAGCTGTTGAGTGGTATCGTGGGCGCATCTTTGAGCGGAGCAAAACGCGCAAATTCATCATGGATTGGCGCGACCATCCGGAGAAAGATCAACAGTGGTATGATGAACGTCGCAGGCGTGATGAAGAACGCGGCATGCTGCATATCTTCGCGCAAGAGGTTGAGCGCAATTACGCTGCGGCGCTTTCTAACGCCATTATCGACTTTGAATGGATTTTGGCAGCTGTTGACGCTGATAAGAAGCTGGCGGGCTGGCTTGATGATCAGGGGCATCAGGTTGACTTTGAAAGCGGCGCTGAAATCGCTGGCTTCGACGTTGCCGACGAAGGTATTGACCGAAACGCGCTGGCGATCCGTAGAGGCGTCAAGCTGCTGATCGCCAAGGAATGGGGCTCGCGCGATCCTGGCGTGTCGGCACGCATGGTGATCACTGAGCTTCGCGAGCGCGGCCGGATCGAATGCATGTATGATGCGATTGGCATCGGTTCGAACGTCAAGAGCGAATATAACCGGCTGACGCAGAAGATTGACGGTGAACCGCCGATCCTTGAAGCCAAGCAGGTTGCCATGATCCCTTGGAACGCTGGCGCCAGTGTTCTCAACCCATTCTTCCGGGTGGTGGATGGCGATCCGAAGTCGGCGCTTAACAAAGACTTTTTCGGCAACCTCAAGGCACAAGCGTGGTGGGCACTTCGGTTGCGTTTCTATCGCACCTGGCGCGCTGTGCAGATGCATTTGAAGGGTGAGAAGATCACCTATGACGTTGGCGACCTGATCGTGTTGAGCGGGCTCATTCCGCTCATTCGTCAGGTTGAAAAGGAACTGGCACAGCCGACGCGAGCGACCACCGGCAATCTGAAAATGATTGTAGACAAGAAACCCGATGGGATGAAGTCGCCAAACCTTGCCGACGCTATCGTTATGGCGTATTTCCCAATACCAAGCGATTTCGCGATTGCAACGGTGGGCGGGGCTCAATGAACGGTATCAGCGCCATTGCATGGCTGGCAGCGGCTTACGATAACTCGGCTGCGTCGGCTGCCGCTGCTGTCGGAGCGGTGAGCAACACACTCGCGGCGCCGGATATGGCCAAGTTTGAGAATTTGGACAAGCCGAGTGCCGACAGCCTGGCGATGCAGCCCTATTGGCATCTGGTGCGCGATATCGTCACCGGCGCCGACGCCATGCGGGCGAACGCCAAGACCTATCTGCCGCAGCTGCCGCACGAAAGTGACGCCAACTGGAACTATCGCAAGAGCGTTGCCAAGTTCACCAATATCTATCGCGACATTTTGGAAGGGCTCGCCTCAAAGCCTTTCAGTGTTCCGGTGTTGGTGGAAGAAAAGGGGCTGCCGAAGCAGATTGAAGAATTCTGCGATGATGTTGACGGCTCCGACAACGATCTTACCGTTTATGCGTCCAATTACTTTTTCAACGGCATCAACGACGCGCTGGATTGGATTTTCATCGACTATCCCGACGTGCCGCCCGCTACGGATGATCGCGGCAACCCGCGCATGCGCTCGCAGCAGGAAGAAGCCGAACTTGGCCTGAAACCGTTTTGGTCGCGCATCGTCGCTTCGAATGTGCTTGAAGTGCGTTCGAAGGTGGTCGGCGGTGTGGAGCAAATCCAATACTTCCGCGTGCTTGAGCCAGGCGACGAACGGCGCGTGCGCATCATGTATCGCGTCGGTGATAAGGCGTGGTGGGAACTCTACGTTGAGGATCGTGAGAAGTCGGCGGGCGGCTCCGGCACCAACGGCGCCACGACGGCTTGGAAGTTCGAAAAGCGGGGCGTGTTCAGCATTGGCTTGATCCCCACGGTGCCGTTCATCACCGGGCGCCGGATCGGTCGGCGGTGGTTCTTCCATCCGGCCATGCGTGACGCAGCTGACACGCAGGTTGAGCTTTACCGCGAGGAAAGCGGGCTGAACCACGTCACCAGCCTGGCAGCCTTCCCGATGATCGCGGCGAATGGCATCAGCCCGGAGCGCGACGAAGAAGGCAAAGCCAAGCCGCAGCCGATTGGCCCGATGGCGATCCTTTACGGGCCAATGTCGGGCGATGGCAAAGCCGGATCGTGGGAAATCCTTCAACCTTCCGCCGACGTGATGAACTTCCTCATGACGAAGTGCGAAAAGACGCAGACGGCATTGCGCGAGCTTGGGCGCCAGCCGCTCACTGCACAGTCGCAGCAGCTGACGGTGATCACCACCGCCATTGCTGCGCAGAAGGCGAACAGCGCCGTGCAAATGTGGGCATATGGCTTGCAGGATGCACTTGCCAACGCGCTGCGGATCACGGCGCTTTGGTTCGGCATTAGGGATTGGGAACCCGAAGTGAAGGTGTTCACAGACTTTGATGTTGACGGTGAAGGCGCCGACGATTTGAACCAACTTCGCCAAGCCCGTGACGGTGGTGATCTTTCGCAGCGTTCCTATTGGAAGGAACTCAAGCGCCGCAACGTTCTTGCTCCGGATTTCGATCCGGAAGCGGAGGAAGAAGCCTTGGCCGAAGAAGGGCCAGGCGATGACGAAGTGTTGGACGCCAACGGCAACCCGGTGAAGGTTGACAAAACCGGCAAGCCAATCCCGGCGCCAGCAAAACCGCCAACCCCTGCCAAGTGATCGGATGTTCACTGGCGAAACGCTCCGGATGGGGCAGAAAGTGTGTATCATGGTGAAATATTTTGGTGTTCCTGGCGCAGCGTTTTCAATGGCGCTTCGTTCGGCGCGGCTGCATGCCGCTTTCGATCCCGGCACCCCCGGATGGAAGAAGAAGGCGGATGGCTCGCTAGAGCTTGACGCCAGCGGCAACCCGGTGTGGGTCAATGAGGCGGGCAAGGAAGTCAACCCGTCCGAAGTCATCACCCGGCTCAACTCCGAAGCTGCGGGCAACCGCACGCGTGCCGAGAATGCCGAACGCGAGCGCGACACGCTCAGGGCGACGGTTGAAACCTTCAAGGATATCGATCCGGCCAAAGCGCGTGACGCGCTGGAAAAGCTCGGCAAGATCGATGCCAAGCAGCTGATTGACGCGGGCAAGGTTGACGAAGTGCGCGCCGAAGTGAACAAGGCGTGGGAGCCGAAGCTTGCCGAAGCGACGAAGCGCGGTGACGATGCCCTGGCGGAGCTTTCTGGCTTGCGGATGACGACGGCGTTTCAGGGTTCGAAGTTCGTCACCGAAAAGCTCACCATCCCGGCTGATATGGTCATGGCGCAGTTCGGCAAGTCGTTCACGTGGGAAGGCGGCAAGTTCGTCGCCAAGGATGCGAACGGTGGCACGATCTACAGCGGCAAGCAGCCCGGCACCGTTGCCGACTTTGACGAAGCGCTGGAAACGCTGGTGAACAACTATCCGCATCGCGCTTCGATCATTAAGGGCGGCAATGGCCAGGGCTCCGGCAACGGTGGCCAGGGCGGCAACGATCAGGGCGGCAAGAAAAAGCTCACGATGGCCGAATTCACCAAGCTCACCCCGGCCGAACAGGGCGTTCATGCCGCCGACGTGCGCGCGGGCAAAGCCGAACTCGTGGATTGATTGGCACGCTTCCCTTTCGTGCGTGTCGGTCGGGCAGTGGGGCGCTTCTCAGGCGGTGAGCGCCCCACTCGCTTTTTCAGCCGCCAATGGCCATGTTGCCTGGCTCGCGATCCTTGAACGGATCGATGCGCGACCAACCTTGTTGTTCGCTTTCATTGGCTTCAAAAACGCTTTGCCACTCCGCTGCGGTAAGTGAGTTGGCTGCACGCGTGGCAATAGCGTCATCAAACACCAAATCTTGCAGTTCTTCGAAGGTGAGATTGATGCCGGTGCCTCGCGCTTCGGCAACCATAATCGCAACGTATATATCACGTTTGCGGCGCGTCATTGCTCGCGCTCCACGATGATGCCGTTGAACGCACCTGGCATGAAATCGCCCGTGGTCCGATCCGAACGCATGATGTTGACCATACCGTCAACGGTGACGTGCTGGAAAAGCACCACGCCGATGGTGTTGTGTCGCAGGCTGTCGTTGCGCTTCACCCGCTCCCCGTTATAGGCGAGCTTGACCACCCACTTGCCCGGCGCGGCGCCCGTATCGACTTCACGGGCAGCTGCCAGCTGCTTCCACACTTCATCAGGCGAGCGCCCGGCAAGGAACTGCGCCGCGATCCACTCCGCCAGCGTGCTGCTGATATCCTTGGCGACGGCTGCAATGATGGTCTGCTGCCGATCCGACAGTGTTGCGAGCGCGCGAGCGCTGACGCCTTTTGATCCGAACAATGACATTGGGGTTCCCTTTCAACCCTTTGAGGCAAGATAAATGTTGATAGTGCCCATAGGCGGGTTCTTGTCAAGCGTGAGCTTGGTTACGCCCCATGCCCAAAATGGCGAACGCGGGTCAAGGTCGCATGCCAGGCGGTAAGCGATGGGTTCCATCACTTCGGCGGCTTCCTTGCTCGGCAGTGGGCCGAACATCAATGACGTGTAGGTTTTGCCGTTGCGCTGCTCTTGCGCGCTCACATAGTAGAAATCAGCCATCTGCCAACCTCCAATAGCCATAGACACAGCGCTTTGAACTGCGCCAAATGCCGTTGACGTTTCGCCATTCACCGGGCGCTAGCTCACCGCCATCATCGGGGCGGCACGTTTCACTGATCCAGCGCGGATCATAAGCATCATGAATGATGCCATCGATCATTGCCGTGGCGTGCTTGCTCACCATGATCACCAGCCGCCCGGCCGGAAGTTCTTCGGCGTCCAAATGGACGGTGCAGCCGGTGCCGATGCCCATCGTGGCGATCCATTCGAAGCCAAGCGACTGCATGTAATTCTTGAACCACTTGCGACGGGTGAAGATGCCGTGCGAGGCGGAACGGGCGCCTTTGGCTGCCTTCCTGCCACGCTGCGAGGCATTGCCAGCTGCGAGCGCGTCATAGACTTCACGATATGTGCGCCCGCTGGCGATTGCGATAGCGCGAGCTACGCAGTCACCGACCGTTGCCTTGTTGCGGAAGCCTGCTTCGGTGCGACCACCATCGTTGAGGATGAAGCCGGGTGAATTCTTGGTGCTGCCATATGTCATTTCAGATACTCCACGACATACGCCATCGCGTCGGCTTCCAACCGGCCATGCTTCGCCATCAGCCGGGCGCACGCCATGTCAGCATTGTGCTTCTTAGCAGCTGCAAGCGTTTCCTTCACTTCCGCGAGCGTCCGGAGTGGGATGCCCAAACGGTCGGCGTGAGCTTTGAGAATATCGCCATTGGTCGCCATGATCGTGTTCCTTACCAGCGCTGCAACGCTTCGATAGCGCGGCTCTTGAGCGTGTAGTCACCGACCCACTTGCCTTCAAAGTAGGCGACAAACTCGGTATCGGAAACCTGCCAGACTTCGGCGGCACCATTCTTGTAAACACGGATCATTTGCGTTTCCCTTCGTTCGATACCCTAGATATAGGAAGCGCTTTGATCGTTGTCAACCCTTTGAATGCGTCAACCGCACCACTTTGAGCATTTCGGCTCCGGCAGCCACCCGTTCAAGAATTGTCGTGCCAGGCACATCAACCGCGATCACCGTAACTGCCGGGTTCCATCCGCCTTCGGCCATCCATTCATCAACGTGTTCAAGTGCCTTCGGGCCGGAAGCCATGCCGACGATCTTGCCGAATTGGAAGCTGTAAACGATCAGCTTCATTTCTTCGCCCTAGCATTGCGGATGCGTGTTTCCATCGATTGGAGCGTTTTCAACGCTGCCGCCCACATGGCTGGATCGGTGTAATCGTCGGGCTCCGAATATTTCTTGTGCCCTTCGATAGCGTAGCGGATCGCCATCAGCTTCGTTGTCGCGAGCTTACCGGGGCGCTCGCCAGCGATCAGCCACTTAGTGCGCCACTCGCGGCTGATCGGGTCGCGCCAGCCAAAATCACCGTGCTTGCGCGAGCGCTTGCCCCACGTGAATTCATTTTTCCAGATAGCATATGCCCACTTGCCCCGGATCGTGCGCAGCACGTGTTCTTCAAGCGAAACCTTGCCGGTTTCCTCGCTCACCCAATATTCATAGAACACATCACCGATCTTCATCACGTTTCCTCGCGATAGCTGGCACCATAGAGCGCTTTGGACGATCCAAGCGCACCGACGCTTCAATTGGTGTTTCAAGGCGCCATTTGATAGGGCCAATGGTGAATGGTTGAACGTTCGCCAGATGAACCATGATTGACGCTGGCGCGTCATCAATGAGCTTCATCCACAAGGATGCCGAACAGACCATTTCCCATTTGTGATCCCATAGCAGGCGTTGCGAATGCACAACCACCCACGAAAATCTCAGCTGGCCCATGTGCTGCGCTCGGTAGCCTTGAGGAAGGCGCCGGAGCAATGTGCCCGCATGACGGCGCCGGATTGGGCCGAAGTCATGGTTGCCGCGAGCACGTAGCCGCCCGGTGCAATGAGCACGTTCCAATCATCAACAGCTTTGACGTGCGTCTTGTAGGTGCGCGTTGCGGCTTTGCCGTCAATGGCGCTGATGTAGGTGATGCGGATCATGGCGGTTCCCTTTCGTTTCGTACTGCATAGATAGCGTTTTGAATGGCGTTGTCAACCCTTTGAATTGAGGCGGTTAGGATTGTGGCAAATTATACACAGCTGGCACTCTAAACCCCTTGACGGCGCACCGATAGTTTAGCTATCCCTTCACCAACGATTTGCTGCTTTGACCGGATGGCGAGCGGCGCGCGGGGCGGATGCCTCATTTCCCGATCATCATCAGCAACCCAATAGGGGGCATCCATGCTGCGCAAGCATGTTCTTTCCGCGAGCGTTACGGCGCTCATCCTGGCATCCACGCCGGTGGCTGCCTATGACAACGTTCTTACCGGCCTGATCCCCGATCTTTTCGCGGGTCTGGATGTGGTGAGCCGTGAACTGGTCGGCTTCATCCCGTCCGTGTCGCGCAATTCCACTGCGGAACGCGCTGCGGTTGGCGAAGCCGTCAAGTATCACATCACCCCTGCTGCGAACGGCGTCGATATCACGCCTTCCATGACTATTCCGGAGCCGACTGGCCAGACCATCGGCTTTGGCTCGGTGGTCATCACGAAGTCGCGCGCCTATGAATTCGGCTTCACCGGTGAGGAACAGAAGGGGCTGAACAACGGACCCGGCGCCCTTTCCGTGCAGGCCGACATGTTCGCGCAGGCGCTCCGCAGCCTGGTCAACGAGATCGAAGGCGATCTTGCCGCCACCGCCTACAAGGCTGCTTCGCGTGCCAGCGGCACCGCTGGCACCACGCCGTTTGCGACCAACCTTGGCGACACGGCGCAGCTGCGCAAAATCCTTGATGACAACGGCGCTCCGCTGGCTGAACGCCAGATGGTCGGCAGCACTTCCACCGGCGCCGCGCTCCGCACGCTCGCGCAGCTGACGAAGGTGAACGAAGTCGGCACTTCGATGGTGCTCACCGATGGTTCGCTGATCAACCTGCACGGCTTCAACATCAAGGAAAGCGGCCAGGCCAAGTCGCACACCAAGGG